TAACACTGAACATGTTGAGATTACTGAGATACAATGTGGTTTCTATACAAGAGTCTATGATGGTTTGGTTGGAGATATAAATATCTCCTTCTTAAGAAGTTATAACAAAAATGTTTTGGAAGCTACAACATGTAAACATGGTATGCATATAATAATACACTAAGAGGAGAGTAATAATGTCAGAACCTATTAAGTACATGGATATAAAAGAGTTTAGAGAAATGGGACTTTTGGTTGAACTCAATAGAACCTTTCTTCATCCATTAGGGTTAGCTCTTGAAGTTGTTGTTAACGATGATGGCACTGAAACTATTGGTGGTATCTGGGATTCTAGAGACGATCCAGAAGGTTATCTGTATGGTAAGATTAATGAAGATAAAGTCAAACTCGCTAATGAGTTCATAGCTAAAAAGCATGAAGAAAGAAGAAGAGAGATTGGGTTTGTTTATCAACCAACTGGAGTAGGGTTAGAGAAAGAATGAGGGAACTTGGATTTGTTTATCAATAGTAAAAGAAAAAGAATGCTAAGGGAGTTGAATGAAATGGAAATCTCAAAAGTTTGTATGTTGGGTGGAACCCCAATAAAAGAAGGTGACATTGTTGAATTAGTCTATGACGCAAATACAGATAGATCTTCTTCACATATAATGGAGAAGGTAGTTACTGGAAGAATAGTAGTCATAAAGACATGCGATGATGCATCTATTAAACTTGACAACAGCACATTATACAAATCAGACTGTATCTATGTCCAAATAAACAGTATCCTTGAAATTAAAAATCTTGGTGAATATTCTGCATGGAGGAAAGAAAATGAAAAATAGATTAACAAAAGCATCCTGTCTTAACTGTGATAACTGCAGTCTGGAATACGAATTCTGTATTGATCAAGAGAAGATTTGTGATGTAATCAGCAAATTAAAATGGTATGAAGACTTAGAATCTAAAGGGTTGTTAACGGTAATGACTTTAGACAAGGAAGAAAAGACAAAACCTGAAGGTCCACCACCAATAACAATAAATGAAGATTTCGGATATACAGTTAAGGAAGAAAAGATACCTGATGAAACACTCAAGACAATACTAATCTTAGGCAAAGAGGAGCAACAAAATGGAGTCAGTAAATAGTACCCAGTTCTATGAAGAGCTAAGTAATAACAAGTTAGTGTGTGCAGTTTTCTCAGCAACATGGTGTAATCCATGTAAGGCATTAACGGAGACCATTGGAACCATCAACAGTACAGATACAAAAGCCAAATTCATAAAGATGGATATCGAAGATAATCCATTAGCACAAGAATTTGGAGTAAGATCTGTTCCAACAATGAAGATCTTTAAGAATGGTGAGCTGGTTGACAGCATCGTTGGGTTAAAATCTAAGTCAGAGCTAATCTCTATCTTAAACAATATGTGATATGGCTAATACAATAACAACTCGATGTCCTTATTGTGGAAATATAACGAACCATCAGTATCAGAGAAATGGAGAGGTAATTGGTTGTTCTCTCTGTATCTCAAGTTCTTATGCTGCATACAATAACTCAAGTTCAAATAATAATTATATTGACATGGTGAGTATTACAGATAATAAGACTGTTCCATATGACACTAACTTCAAGAAGAAGTTGTAAATAATCTTACATAAGAGGAGAAAAGAAGATATGGCTAAGAAGTTGCAGAAGGTACATTCAATTCATGAGATTGAAACAATTAAAACCTATGATGTAGAAAGCTCCAATGTTGCCTGTGTTGGCTACTCTGAAGGCTTTCTAAAAGTAATTTATAGGAACAGTCCTGGAATTTATGTTTACATTGGGGTTGAAGAAAATGTTTACTCTGAACTTTACATGAATAATATTGGTGGTTCTGTTGGAAGTTATATCAACAAGAATATAAAACCAAATTATTTCTGTATTAAGATGTAGGAAGGAGTAAAACTTTGGATAAAGAACTCTTAATGGAAATAATAGACATTGGTATAAATTCAGATCTTAGCTATCTTGGTGTCTTGGTAGAGACAGTTGGTAGTCCTAACAAGGAGCTGATAATGAATTCTTTCAGCAGTTTTGAATTTAAGAAAGATTATTACAACAAAGCTTATAATGATAATCTTGAATTAAACAGTTTTAATGGTATTAGAATTGTAGACGCATATGTTTCAGATAGTACACAAGAAATTGCTGATGCTTTGACATCTGAATTTTGGGAACATAAAGACAAATGTTGTAACTGTGATTTTTATGACAATCTCTACAACAACCCAACAGATAAATCTGAAGGATACTGTAGAAACATGTGTACGAAAAAGAAATATAATTCTAATTGTTCAGGTTATAAGAAAAGGATGGTAAAGAAATGAAATTAAATTTTGGTCAAGCATTCAGTGCTCTTAAAGAAGCTAATTGTTGTATGAGACTTCCAAAGTGGAGTACAGATGTAGTAATTAAGATGCAGATACCTGACGAGAACTCAAAAATGTCAGCTCCATATTTGTATGTTGAAAGTAGATATGGCAGAGTTCCATGGATGCCAACAGTTATCGAATTATTCTCAGAAGACTGGGAAATACGATATATCTTAGAGCCAGCAAAGATGTCTGTAACAGAGGTAGGTAAATAAATGACACTCCCATTAGAAGTTATCTTAATAGGGTTAGTAATTACAGTCTGTCAGATCTTACTGTTCTTACTTATGTACCTGTTGCTTAATAAGAAGATAACTCATAGTTCTGCGTCAAGATGTAATTTACAAGAGAAGCATGCTGAGATCTTAGATGCTGTAAGCAACTCAATTATTGATCTAAAGAAAGAGTTTGATGATGCTGACAAAAAATGTTCAAGTGACTTAAAAACTTTATCTGACCACTTGTTGGTCTTAGAATCAAATATGAACCTAGTTAAAACAAATGTTAACAATGACAATTTCCTTAATTTATAATGATTAAATAGTGCGAACCCTTTATTGATAGTAATATCTTTAGGTGGTTCGCACTTTTACATAACTGTAGAAGTCGTACCTGAATTGTTAAAAGGAGGTCGTTATTTGACCTCAGAAGGGAAATAAAGCATGCCTACTAACACTGGTAGTATTGGTCAGTTCAAAAGGTCTCCAACAACCTCTAAGCCTTCAAATAATACTAAAACACAACCAAAGAGCAATGGAGATAAAAGTTCTTTGAATAAAATGAAAAATAAGAAAAAGTAAGATGTTCTATTATATCAACAGCGTTGTTACTCTTATAAGTAACAAGTATCTAAAAACAGTTTAACAAAATAGAAAGTGAGACTAAAATGATAAAAGTAACAGAATCAACACAAGGGTCTGAAAATTATAACTTTAATATAGGCAAGTACTTTAAGCCATCTGATGATCTATCACAACAAGGTGAGGTGCTCCCTTTAATAGATGGTAAGTATAAACCATTAGTCTATGAAGAAGACTTTTTAATGGTAACCTTATATGGCGGATCAAGTGCTGGCATGGTAGAAGTAATAGTTGACAGAATAAGTGAAGATGATACAGAGTATGGAACTGGTGGTAAATCTATTCCAGTAGCGAAAGCACTTAAGTTCTTTAATGAATTTATTGCAAGATATGAAGACAATCCTGAAGATGATGAATTGATTGAAACACTAACTTTTACAGATTTCTTAAAGGAGATATAAAATGATAAAAGTAACAGAAGGATTAACAGGAAAATTAACAGATGCAACTGACCTTGATCGACAGTTGTGGGATGCAAATGATTTGCCTTCTGGCAGACCTGCTCAAATCTATGAAGGAAAACGATTTACAGTAATTGTATCTACAGAAGAAGGTGTTGGAGACGACTCTGATGTAATTGTTGTATATGCCAGTGATGATCTTGGTGAAGAAGGTTATGCCTTTGGAACTAAAGAATTTGGACTTCATGATGAAAAGAAAGCATTGTTGCTTGGATCTAAGATAGCTGAGATGGCTGATAATACAGAGATTGACCACAAACAAATGAATAAAATGTTTAGACTTTCATAAAATAAATTAAAATTTAAGGAGAAACAAAATGATAAAAAGAGTTAACGAAGCAATTGGTTCTGGAGAACAAGTAAAGTATCCTATAGATATTGCACCCTTTCATTCGTTCACTAAGAGTGATCAAATGGGATACCCTGATGCAGGAGGTATTCTTGTAGGTGGGTCAGAATTACCTCCAATAGTCTACTATGGCGATGACATGGAAATACTGATTTGTCAAGACTATGATGACAAGTTCAAATGTTGTATGGAAGTACAATTAGAAGAAGATATCTATAGCACAAATAATAAAGGAATTCAATTTAAACTAGCAATGTCAATTGCTAAAAAGCTAATTAACATAACAGACTATGAAGACTTAATGGGAGCTCTAGAAAGTTCACGTTATCTTGTATTGATGTAATGGTTAAGGTAGTTGAAAGAAAGCAAGTAACTCATAAACCATTAAACCCTAAGCAGAAGAGACTAATTAGAAAGTTAATCTATGGAGACTTTGATGAGATGGTTTATGAGTTACAAGGTACAAGCCTTGAATGGATAATAGATGAAGCCAATTATGACTATGATGAAATTATCTACACAATGCAAGACTTATTAAGATAAAGGAGAATAAGAATGTATAAAGATCTTATACAAGAAATAAAGGACACAACTTTCCTAAGTGATTATGACTACACTGTTAAAGGCAACAAACTAATCATAACTCTTGGAGAATATGTAACAACTGAACTCGTTATTGATTTAGAGAATCTTGAAGACAGCATCATAAACTCAAGTTTTGTATATCCTGCATTGGAACTAAACAATAATGGAATTGGTGAGTACTTCGACATTGGAAGTGAAATAACCAACACAGCAGGACTAATAAAAGATTTATTCAGTGAGATAAAATATATCATAGAAGAATCTGAGTAAAGGAGAAACTAAAATGATTAAAATTACAAACACAGGATTTGAAGGACGAGAAGAAGCTCTTGGTATGTTGAGAGAGTTTAATTATGAACTCCGAGACGTTATCGATGACATCTATGAAAAGCTTGTTGACAACGATGATAAATTCCCAAACATAAATGCTGCAATGCATGGTGAACATGGTGTTAGAAATGGCTGGGATGATGAAGTTAATGATGCTTGCAAAGATATTGCTGAACAGGTGTTAGAAGCAATCTACAATGGCGATCCAGATTTTGAGTATGGTGGCTTTGGAGAGATTGTTGACCGTCTTATAAATGAAGATGAGTCTGGGATAGTCAGTGACTTAGAGTATTCTATGTCTGAAGCTGGAGAACAGGAACAAAAAGAATATGAAGATGAGATGGCTGACTTAAACCATTATTATAACAGTACGAGGTTATAAGATGATAAAGATAACTGAAAGTAGTTTCTCTGTTGGGAGACTTATTCCATTAAGCTTTATTCTTGAACTAATGGAAACCAAGACAGATATCTACAAACACATAAAAAAGAATTACGAGTCAATGGTAGAAGCTAATACAGATCTATCAATGGCTATTAACTCATGTGTAAGAAGAGGTTCACCAGCCAGACCAGTCTTCAAAGATATGGTAACAGAAGATAAGAAGTTATCTCCAGAAAAGAACCTTGTTATAGAAATTAATAATAAGTTCTATGTTATCGAAAAAGATATGTTTGTTGAGAAGTATTCAGCAAGAGATATCATTTCAGACTCAGTTATTCCAGATGTTAAAAGATCACCATCTGATAAATACTTCCAGATAATAGACTTATTTAAAGAGAAATATCTGGACAGTCTGGAAAAGAGATATACAAAATGATAAGAATATTTGAAGATCTGGAAGTTAATGCATCTGGAAACAATAAAGCTCTTAAAGTTTACAATAACATACTTAGAGTTATAAAAGATAAAGAAGCAGAGATTGAAGAAGTATCTAATGTTCATACAATTCCTCTTAGCAAAACGAAGGATGGTAAACTTAACATCACATTTGATTATGACTATGATTATACTATTCAGATAAACATAGTTAGTGAAGATGAGATAGAGTTAATTTGTCCTAAGGATATGGAAGATGGAACTTTCGATTTAATCTCTGGCGAATATCCAGAGTATATAAAGAAGATAAAAACCATTACAACATAGGAAGGAGAACATAAATGATAAGAATACTTGAAGAACTTGAACTTCCAACAGCTGATCAAGAATTTACAAGCTCAGAGACAAGCATTAACTCATCAAGATTACCAGCAGTCTTTAAGAAGATACACTTTAATCCTGGAGATATGAATTTGGATTATGGTGGTGGGAAATTTGATAATGTTGCTGAGTATCTTGAAGAATTTGAAGTTGTTAACTTAGTTTATGACCCATTCAATAGACCATACAAACATAACAGCACTGTCCTTAAGATGGTAGATGAGAATGGTGGTGCAGACTCTGTAACATGCTCTAATGTTCTGAATGTCATTAAAGAAGAACAAGCAAGAGAAGTCGTTATTAAAAACTGTTACGACTTGTTAAAGTCTGGTCGCCGAGCATACTTTACAGTTTATGAAGGTAATAGATCTGGAGAAGGCAAGCCAAGCAACAAAGGTTTTCAGTTAAATAAGAAGACTGAAGAATATCTCGACGAAATTTCTCAAGTTTTCAGCAGCATCTCTTTAAAAAATAAAGTAATAATTGCTGGAAAGTAAGATGTTTCTATTTGAAGCTAACGTTGTTAATTATGTAAGTCGAAAATAATACTTAAAAGGAGAAATTAAAATGATAAAAGTAACAGAAAAATGGATGGATAATGATACTAAACTCTCATCAAGAGAAACTGCTCTGGTGACAAGAGTACATGGTAAAGTAACCATTGGCAAGATATTAAGCACTAAAAATTACACAGACGAGTACTATTGGACAAATGTGTTTGATACTTATAGAGAGTTTAATCCATGGATTACTATTGAAGGTGCTGAATTAATGGCAATAGAGATGGTAAAACGGATTAACAAAGATCTAGAAAACCATTACAATGATCCAATGACTTCGATGTCTTAAGGAGAAAGAAATGATAGATGTAAGAGAAATAAGTTATTCAGACTTTAAAGGTCGGATAGATCTTGATAAAGCATTCAATGAGTGCAACCGAATTATCAGGATACATGACAAGCATACAGAAGGAGTAGAATTTAGCTCAGAATGGGATGATGATTTTCCATCTTTTGTTATCTGTGCTGTTGGCGGAAGATATGATGGTGTAAGATTAGTACAAGTTACTAACAACTCTTCAAGAGGACTTGATATAAGAGAACTGGTTTTTGCAGACCATAAAGACAGAAGACTTATTGGTATTGAAAAATTAATGGTAAAAGCTCTCTTAGGACTGGAGAAATAATAATGATAAGAATTAATGAATCTGACAGTAAGGTGTTCACTGATCCTAAGATGGATAAATTACGGAAGATTATAATTACTAACGGAGAATTATCTGACAAAGGTAATTACACCTTAGATGGTGCATTAATGGCATGGTATTCTCCATCAAAAGGAGAAATTGTGGTGATGGATCCAATGTGGGGATACCCAAGATATGTTTATGATGGATCTAAGTTTTACAAGAAAGCATCTGGTGGTGGTACTGCAACACTTCAGAGAGCAACCTTAATAAAGAACGTGATACAACAGATACGTTATGGCAGGTATGCTAAACTTGATGAATTTGATGAAGAAGGTAATGTCATCCAACAATCATAAAAATTTGAATGGAGAAATAAAGAAATGAAAATTATTGATAAAAGTAAGGTTCTTAAAGAAAACTCTGGTAGCTATGATTTAGTCTCTCGTTTTGAAGAGATAATGTCTGAGATTGCTGATCTTGTTGATGAGGCATATAATATAACATATGCTAGTCAAGATAGTATGAATGCAGAAAGATCTAAATCATACTGGTATGCCACAATGCTTGGAAATATTGGTGGCGACTATTCTAATGGATACTCTGGCAGTATGTTTAATATGAATGATGTCTTACGAGACATGGAAAATGGTGGAGAAGAATTCGACGATGAGGACTATGATCTAAGACCAGGTTTTGAAGAGTCTAAACAAAGAAGCGTTAAAATTACTGAGAAAAGTAAAGTTGCTAAAGAAGAATTCAATCCTGAAGAATTCATTGGTTCTGGTATGAGACAACAATTAATAGATGAAGATGGGTTTGTAGATGATGAAGGTACATTAATTTATGAAAATGACTTTTTACTATTAACAATAACGCCATATAAAAATGGTCTTGTTAATATGGAATTTGACCGTCTTAGTGAGAATGATGATGTTTATAGCACTGAGAATGGAAAACCTTGGAAATTAATTGATGCATTAAAATTTTGTCATAATTTTGTAAGAAGATATGAAAACGATGATTATCCTGAAGAACTTATAGAAGTTCTTGAGTACAACCATATTAAAGCATTATAATTATTTAGCTGTTTTATTATTCTTTTAACGTTGTTAACTGTGTAAGTCGAAATACTTAAAATAATGGAGGTTTATACAGTGAACGTTAAAGAAGAAACGAAAGCTTTTAATTGTGAAGGGTGTTTTTATCTTGATCACTTTGAAGAAATGAAAGAAGACATCTGCTCAAAATGTGTCAAGGAACATGAAGAAAAATCTGCTAAGGATAATGGTGATGATAATGAGTAAGTTTGAACTAAGTATCTCTAGCAATTATGTTCCTGACTGGACAGTAGTGGATGCAGTAAGAGAGATTTATCAAAATGCTTTAGATGAAGAAGTTCAAAATGATCGGAGTAAATTGGTGTTTGAGTATGATAAGTTTAATAAAATCATTACAATAACAAACACCAATTCAACTCTTGATATTAGATCTCTTCTTCTTGGTAAAACTGATAAAAGACAGAACGATGAATTGATTGGTAATCATGGTGAAGGATATAAAATTGCTTCATTGGTTCTTCTAAGACTTGGAAAGACAGTTACAGTCTTCAATGGTGACAAAGAAGTTTGGAAACCAAGACTTGTAAAGACAAGAAGATTCAAAGGAGAACAGGTTTTAACGTTCTTTACAGAGAGTACCGCTATCAGAGATAACGATGTTAAGTTCATAATCGGTGGTATCACTGAGTTTGATTATCAAGATATTGTTAAAAGCAATCTCAATCTTCAGGACATACCAGAATCTGATATGAAACATACAGTTAACGGCACAGTTCTTACAGATGATAAGTACAAAGGTAATCTTTATATCTCAGGCTTATTTGTCTGTCATAATAAAATGTTATCTGGTGGGTATAATTACAAACCAGGACATATTAAACTTGATCGAGATAGAAGAGTTATCACAGACTTCGATGTCAAGTATGAGACATCAAGAATTATTGCTTCAAGCGATGATAAGGATTTTATTGTCTCAATGCTATGTGAAAAAGAATCTGTCTATGTTGGATATCACATGCAGCCAGATATGATACAAGAGGTCTCACAGCATTACTTTGATCTATACAATGGATCAGAAACAATTGTAACATCTGACAGCAGTCTACATACAAAATGTTTGAAAGATGGTGTTAAATCTGTCTTGGTGGCTGAAGGTGTATCAGAGATTCTTAATAAGTCTGACCTCAAATTTAAAGAGTATGTTGAATCCAAGTCAACAAGAGTGATGATGGAAGAGCTAATAAGTAAAATCGAAGATAAGCTAACTGAAGATGAACTATTGGAAGCTAATCTTATCTTAAGAAGACTATAAACAAGAAAGGGAATGTATGAACGAGTTATCAAAAGACATATTATCGAGACTATCTCCTGAAGAACATGCATTAACATTAAAGATTCTTAATGAAATGTCTAGTAATGGTAATTCAGATACTCTTAATGCTTTGTACAAAGAGGATTACGATGAAATTCCTGTAGACATTGATACTTTTATCTCTGATGAGAAGTATCTTGGTAAGTCTACAAAAGGTGGGACAAGAATCTGGCCATATTGGAGACAAGCTCAGAGAGAAATCTTTGAACCTGATAAAGATGGTCAGATGAAATTCCAGCAAGTTATCTTAACAGGATCTATCGGGATTGGTAAGAGTCAGAATGCAGTTATTGGATTAGCATATGTTCTATATAAGTTGTTATGTTTGAAAGATCCTCAAGAATACTATGAATTAGTTTCTGGATCTGAAATCGTAATAGCTTTCTTTAATGCCACCTTGGATTTATCAAGTGGTGTTGGTTTCACATCATTACAGAATATCTTACAGGAATCACCATGGTTTATGGAGAGAGGTAAGATTATTGGAACAAAGAATAAAGAGTATGTTCCTAATAAGAATATAAGATTTAAAGTTGGTTCACAAGCCAGTCATGGTATTGGACAACATATCTTTGCAGGGATGCTCGATGAAGTCAACTTCGTTAAAGGATCGAATGTACATGTTGAACAGTCAAAGATAATGGATATCTACTCAGGAGTTCTTGAAAGAATGAAATCTCGATTTATGAGAAAAGGTAGATTGCCTGGAGTTCTGTTCTTAGTATCTTCAAAGAAATCTGAGCATGACTTTCTTGAAACTTATGTACAGAAACAAAAGCATAGAGAAGATGTTTATATAGTAGACAAGCCATTATGGGATGTTAAGCCTTCAAGAACATATAGTGGTAAATGGTTCGATTTAGCAGTTGGTAATGTTTATCAACCATCTAAAATTGTAAATGTTGGAGAAGACTTAGATGCACTGAAGACACAAGGATATGAAATCATACAGGTTCCAATAGAGCATTATGAAGAGTTTGTACTGGATATAGATAAGGCTTTAATGAATATCGCTGGTATCTCTATCTCACATTACACTCGATTTATCTCTTATGAGAGTATCAGTGGTTGTTATTGTCCTGACAAGAACCCATTTACTTCAGCAATTCTTGTCATCGGGTTCAAAGATACAATGTCTATTAAGGACTTTTATAAACCGAAACTTGTATCTGAAGAAATCTACACTAAACCAATATTTATCCACATTGATACATCACTAACAGGTGATATAACTGGTATTGGTGCTGTTGCTGTTATGGGATATAAATATGTAAATCATTATGACATCAATGAAGGAACAGTTGTCCCAACGAAAGAAATACTGTATAAACATCTTTTCTCTGTTGGTATAAAAGCACCAGCAGGATCAGAAATATCGTTCCAGAAAACAAGAGAGTTCATCTATTATCTTAAGTATGTTTTAGAATACAATATTATTGCAACATCTCTAGATGGTTATCAATCTGCAGATAGTAAGCAACAGTTAATTGTCGCTGGATTTCAAGATTCAACAATTGTATCTCTTGATAGAAAGCCTGACGGATATCTAGTTCTTAAGTCAGCAATGAATGAGAAAAGAATTGCAATGTTAGATATCCCTGAGCTAGAACTTGAAGCAGTTAATCTTGAAAGAGATAATATAACTGGTAAAGTCGATCATAAGATAGATGGTTCTAAGGATTTAATGGATGGTCTTGCAGGAGCAATTTATAATGCATCACTGCACGAAGCAAAACTCAACTTATACCAATCAGAATTTGCAGAGTCTTTCATTGAATATAATGATGACAGTGAAGTCTACGATGTAAGAGAGAATTTATTACACAATCTTACAATAAGTCCAAGAAGACAAGAAGTTGATCTTGTTCTGGATGATGATAAAAGTGAAGATGAGGATAAAACTCTGAAAGAGATATTGCAGGAACACATAAAAGATATAAAGAGTGAATCTTTGTTGGAAAATACTAAGAGTCTTACACCAGATGAAATTGAAAGAATCAAATTTAAGAATTCTAAGAATATGTTTAATGCATTGAAAATAGACAGTAGTACTTTAGAAGATCTTTTTGATGATCCTGACGATTTAATAATGATGTAACGATGTTTTTATTTAGTTTCAACGTTGTTAATTATGTAAGTAGGAAATACTTAAATAATGGAGGACGAAATGAAACAACAAACATACACTAAGAAGTATAATGAGAAGACAAAATTATATGTTGTAAGCTGTGATGGAGTATTCGCTGGAAATGCCAGAACGTTGGAAGAAGCTGACGAGGTTATCAAAGATGATGTCTTAGAAAAGCTTGGAGAAGTCAGAAGAGATTATCCTGAATACAATGTTGACTTTGAGAACATTCTAGCATACTTATACCAGAACACATCAAGTGGAATCATGTACTACTGTCGTGATGGGAGTCCTTTTGTGGAAGCCAACTTATTAAAGATGACTACTGAAGAAGCTTTAGCTCTGGCTCATAAATTTAATAAATTTGATATTAATGATCCTAAGAATTCTGATCGTAATGTTTGGAAGGTTGGATATATTAAAAAGTAATATCAAAGACATTGAATTAGCTTATAATCGCTTGATTTAAACGTGTTAATAAGTTTATTGAACAAGCGTTAGGTGCTAAAATAAAAGATGCTTAAAGTCAAATTTATTAAAAGGAAATGGTAATGAAAAATTATTTAAACAAGGCTGACACTGATTGCATTATGATTATTTCTGGTCTATACAGAAGATTAGAACAGAAGCTAAGATTACAAACTGACATTGACAAGGAAGAAAAGAAGTACTTAAGTTTTGTTAAGACATACTGTTTAAAACATATTGACTTTATCTCAAATAATCTTGCTGAAAACGAGCTTAAGAAACTCTTAAAGTATAATGAGAATTATGAAGTTAATGTTACAGCTAAGGGTTCAACAAGATTCAATGCTAAAGATTATGATAATCTTAGAAACTATGTTATTGCTGATAAATGCAATAATTGTAATGGTGAATTGAAACTTAGTTGTGAACTTAGGAATATCTTAAGTGGGTATGATGAAAATGAAACTGATAAGTGCAAATTCTGTAAGATAGAGGTGGCTTAATGAAGAGATCATATATTATAGTTATGAGAGATAGAAGTTATCAAGAAGTCTATGGCAGTCTTAAAAACGTTTTACTGTATGCTAATAGTAATTACGAAAATAAATGGGACTTCTTGTGTAAGCGTAAGCTTATTTCATTTAAAGGATATGGATCTTTTCCATATAATGATAAGATTGGAGATAAAGTTGTGCTTTAAAAATAAAATTAGGTTGGTAGACATATGGACATAAGAGTTGTAGGCAGAGATATCTGTGCCGATGATATTAATATATTTGAGATCACTAATGATGGTCTTGAATATATTAATTTTATTTTTGACCGTTATTCTGATGGTGTAGATCTATCAACTAGATTTGCATTTATTGTGTATAGACTTTCAACGGAGGTCTTGGTTGAACCTTTAATATTCGTAACATCTAACAGTGATACTGTAACTGTTAAATGGGGTATCGGAAAATCATTAACCAAGAACTTTGGAAGGTTTGAATTCAATTTAACCTTTATTGAATCTGACAATATAAATATTGTTCTAGTCGATGAAAGTGCATGGTCAACAAGACTTAGTCATTTTGATATAATGCACGATGGTTCAGAACATGTAAATGATTTAGACCTAACTTTCTTAGTTAACAATGATACTGTTACTTATGTAAATTGTGACTATGATGGAAACCCTGATATTGGATGGGAAGATGCAAGTGTAAATACTTTATCTCTTCTTAGGAATGGCATAAAGATGGTACCTGTTCCAGAAGATGCGACAGAAGTATTATACAATCAATTTAAATACAAGATATCTTCATCAGTAAGGTGTACAGGAGAAAGAGTTAGCAACAGTTCTTTTAAATGTGTTTATCTTACTGAAGACAGTGGTTATCTTAATATCGATGTAACTGTATTAGAAGGTACAACGAGAAAGATCTTTAGGTTTGTAAAGTACAAGAAAAATAAACCTGGAGAAAGTTCTAAGACCTTATCTATTATTGGTACATCTGTTTTTAAGTATAACAAAGACAATTTCCTTATTGCAGAGCCAAGTACAATAATTCTTACAGCTCTAATGCAGAATACTAACATGGGATATTGGATGTACAAGAATATAGATGGTATCTATAATATTTTCTATCCTTCTCAGAATAATGATACATTAGAAATAGCACATGACTCTCCAATCTTTGTAGATAATAGTGTTACTCTAAGAGCTGTCGATTCTTCAGGAACTGCTGCAGACATCTTTACAATTAGTAAATTATTTGATGGTGAAGATAATTACAGATTAGAGATTATCTCCTCAAAAGGAAATATCTTTAAGAATGGCGATATTGAAACAATTCTTACAGCTGTGGCTTATAAAGGAGACATTGATGTAACAGATACACTTAATATGACAAGTTTTAGATGGTTAAGATCATCAAAGGATCAAGAGTCAGATGATCTGTGGAATGCTGCACATGCAGGTGGAACGAAGACAATAAATATAACGACAAATGACGTTCTTGGAAGAGCATCATTTACATGTGTACTAACTTAAAGAAAGAGGTAAATTTTTATGGCTAAGGCAACAGGACAGATAACAATAATTGATTATAATGATGCACTCTCATTAACTGGTTTTATTGGTTCAAGTCATCCGAAGACACAACAATACAATCCAGATAATGGTCAGTACATCCCATCATGGGATACAGCAACAGCTCCAGCAGGAGTTAATCTAATACTTACACCATCATTGTTTATTCTCGGAACGTCTTCAGATATTATTTCTGATGCAAATATCCAGAGTATTCAGTGGTTCGAAGTTAACTCAGGAACTGAGACAGCAATACTTGGATCTACAACAAATTATACAGCAAGTGCTTTAAATGGAAAGTCACCAATAACTTTAACAGTTAAAAAGAATGTACTGGCTGGACTAACTGGTAAAGACTTTATCTGTAAGATTGTTTACAGAGATCCAACGACTCTTCTTGACTTGGTTTATAAGACAAGCTTATCAATGAACAGAGTTGTTAATGGTGGTGGTATTGCAGATGCAGTAGCATGGTGTCCAGATGGTAACATATTTAAAAATACATCAGTTGCAACAATAAGAGCAACCTGTGACTTCTGGAGAGGTTCCTTAATTGACTCTTCATTGGTTGGTTTCCAATGGTTTGTTCAAGATCCTTCAATAACAAATTTATCTGGAGCAACTCTTTACGATGCTGGGGCAGGAGAAGGATGGAGAAAACTTGCTGACGTTTCCAATAGTATTACAGGAACAGGAACAAGCAGTATGTTAGTATATAATTCATTTGTTCAGAACATGTCAGTCTTCAAAGTTAAAGTCTCAGATAATGATTCAACAACAAATCAGGTAACCCAATTTTATTATGATACAGTTGTTATAGTTGATCAATCAGATCTAATTCAACTCAGTGTCATGAGTTCTGGTGGGGATATCTTTAAGAACGGAGTTGGACCAACAACTTTAACTGCAAAAGTATTTAGAGCAGGTACGGATATTACATCAACTTTTGCTGCATCAAGTTATAGGTGGTATAAGTATAATAAACTTGGCAATCTTGTAACACTTTGGGGTACAACAGTTGATTATAAAACTGGATATTCTTTAGTTGTTGATGCAAATGATGTTGATATCAAAGCAACATTTATTTGTGAATTAATCTAAAAGGAGATAGAGATGGCAAGAGCAACAGGACAGATAACAATAACAGACTTAAATGATGCTAAGACATTAACAATAACAGCCAGTAGTACAGTATTCTCATATGATCCAGATAATGTTGTATCTCCATCTTCAATTGTCTTAACTGCTACTGGTGTTAATACTGAAAGTTCCGTCTATGTCTGGTCTTATTACAATGGATCAGCATGGGTAACTATTTCTGGATCAACGAACACAATAACAATACCAAGCAGTGCTACTTATTTTACAGACAGCACTTTATTGATAAAAGCTACTATTGCTTTTGATGGAGTATCTAACCAGATAACTCTATCTAAAGTACATGATGGATTTCCTCCTGTAGACATTGATATTGAGACTAATCTTGGAACTATCTTTAAGAATGCCTTAGATACAGAGTACTTAACAGCTAAGTTAAATATGGTTCAAAAAGGTGTTGTTGTAACAGGAACTCCATATCAATGGTACTACAGAGATGCTTCTCAATTAACTGACATTGGTGGTGGTGTTGGATGGAAAGTTTGTGCCAATGCAACCAACAGTTATGCAGGTGCAACAACAAGCACTTTGACAGTTTATGCTATTAATGTTCCAGGGGTTCAATCATTTAAAGGTAAGGTAACCTATAAAGGAGTTGTCTATTATTCTTCTGTTACATTTCTTGATCAGACAGATAACTTACAAGTTATTATAGAGTCTTCAAATGGTGACTTCTTTAAGAACGGAATTGTCTCTTCAACATTAACTGCAAGAATATATCAGAATGGTGGGATAATAACTTCTGGATATACTTACGCATGGACAAGAGTTGACAAAGATGGAAATTCTGTTGCATGGTCAAAGACAACTGCATCATGTACTATTTCAATCTCAGATGTTGATGAACGTTCTACTTTCTGGGTTGAGATAAAAGAAGGAACAAATGTAAGAGCTAGGAATTTTAAAACAATAACTGATGTAAATGACATCACTATTTCAGATACTCCTCCAAGTAATCCAATAATGGATCAACAGTGGTTTGACTCCTCAGATAGAACCTTAAAATCATGGAATGGTTCTTTTTGGATCAGTGTCAATAACTTTGGAAGTTTGGGAGAAGTAACAGGTTCAGGAATAAGTTTTACAGGATCACAGAATTCAGTAGCTACCATTACCAAGATTGAAGGTAACACAGATTATGAGGTAAGTGTAGGAAGTACCAACCTTTATGACTTAGATCTATTTATGACAACTCCCGACGGATATACTTGTGTTCCAGTGGATCATATCTTAGAACATGGTAAGGTTTATAACTGCTCAGCAAATACAGCTGTGTGGATGAAATTAACTGATGCTCATAGTAGTGGGTCTAGTTGCTTTGAAATACAGTCAACAACAGGAACTTTTACATACAATTCAGCTTATAAGTATTTATACATTGGGATTAACACAGGAGTCATTCCTACAAGAGCGACTTTAGCTACTTATAGCATTATGCTAAATGAAGGGTCATCTGCTCTGGCTTATGTGCCTTTTATTCCTACAAGACCTTCAGTTAAATATCCATCAATAATTAAATCATCTTTTGACACAATAACAGGAAATTATCTAGGGACTACAGGATATCAAAAGAATCTACTTCCAGATAGTAAGATAAATATGACAAGTGGGGTTTATGGTTTTGGAGAGAGAACTCTTACTACTATTCTTAAGAAAAACACAACATATACTGTAACAGTAAATGGTAATAAAGGAACTAGTAATGGGAATCTAATGATACACATGGTAATAGGAAGCTATCATTGGGCAATGAGTACTTTTATAGACTCATTAACTAATAGCACTATACAGTATACATTCACTTTACCTGATACGCACAATGTTCTTTGGGATAGAATAGTGTTACTCTATTATAATTATCCTGGAGGAAGTACAGGAGTAGTAACAGTTAATTGGGTAACTTTAGTAGAAGGATCTACAGCTCCTTTAACATGGTTCCCTTCAGTTTGGGATGCCACCACAGATGCTACAGTGCTTAAGTTGCCTTACCCTGTAACAGCTCCTTTAAGATCAGTGGGAACTGTACGAGATAGCATTGAAGGCAATATTTTAACAAGAAGAGTGGGAGCACTATCAAAACCTAGTGTTGTGGAGTATTTTTCAATGTACTCGGATAGTAAGTATGCATGTTATGCATGGAGAATGGGAAATTTAACAACAATTAAAGATAATTGGCAATCAGGAAAATGTAATTACTTTAATGCTGTAGATTCTATCTGGAATTATAGTAAATCAGGCTTTACTATTCAAAATAGTGTTGGAAATAATACAGGCTACATTTGGTTTAAGGTACTTAAGCAATTAACTCCTAACAATACTTCTGCTGAGTTCGTCTCTTTGTTAGGTTCAGACTTTAAAATATTATATGAGTTACCAACACCAACCACTGAGTACATTAGTAATATTCAAATTCCTACTTTTGATCCTAAGACAGAAGTATTCTCCAATAATGTAATAGAACCTTATTATACCTTGGACTTTAAACCTAAGGGATGGGCTGAGCTAAATAATCAAATCATCTCTGAGAGAAGTAAAATAGATACTGTTATCTCTGACTTAACAACGACTAAGGGAAGTTTGGTACAGTCCCAAGACATACTCAAAACTATTCAAACAGATATAGGAGGGGTTCACACTCAAATAAATCAATGGGTAGCTGATTATGCTAAGGTTGGTGGGTACAACAGAATTCCGAACTCTACAGGTAGAAATGGAATTGTTGGGTGGACTGGAGTAGTGTTAGCAACACCACCTCAGTTTGATACTCAGTCAGGATCACATTTTACAACCAATGGGACATCTTTTGTATCTCCATCATTTCTAATAACAGTAAGTACAAACTACACATATTCATTAAAGATTAAAGCACCTGTTACCAATGCATCTGTTAAGTGGAATATCTCCATACAGGTTGTTACAGCATTAGGAACGACAACTTATCCCTTAATAACAAATATTGCAGTGGATAGTACGCAAGTAATGAATTATTCCAAGTCTTTCACTTTGTCTCCAGGAAGTAAAATCTTAAGTGCTTATATTGTAGGGTCTTGTACTGGAGGAACAGCTTCAATTTATCTAGCAGATATGATATTAAATGAAGGGGTTACCCAACTCTACTGGTCACAGGCTGAAAATGAGGTCTTTGGTGGTAATGTTAAAATTGATGCGGATGGTGTAATGGTTGGTCAATATGATCCTACCAACCCTCCTGCAGAAGGAACAATGAGATCTTTTACAGTAATGGATGCAGATGAGTTTTCTGTTTACTACTCAGATACATCACTGGTGAAGAAACCTGAACATAAGGTTCTTACCTTTGCACAAGAGTTGTCAATACTTAAGAAAACAAAAGTAATGGACTCTTTAGAAATTGGAGATAACTCTGGTAGTGGTCAAAGTACAAGATTAGTACCACGTATTAATGGTCTAGATATAGTTATAATAGATTAAATGGAGGTTAGCAATGGCAATAATTAAAACACTTACAGATAAGAATGGAATAGAAGGGTCTTATACAAGAATCTCTAATATTGAGATTAATTATGATACGGGTTATATAAATGTTGAAGTAAAGATTTATACAGATAAATCTTATCGAGAATTGGAGATACAGGAGAAATTGGATAAAGATACTCTATATAAAGAGTATCTTAGGTTGACAGATTTAAAACTTCAATCTGTCACTGATGATTCCATAATATTAACAGGGGATGAAATAGTCTTAGTTAGTAAATCAGAGAATGAAATATTGGAGATTGAACTTTTAGATCGTTTTATTGATAAGAGGTGCTTTGGTCTTCCAATAGTTTCCGACATTAGAAACATAATTTATGATAGGTTATCCACCAATGTACAGATCTATCAAGAAAGTGAACAGGTGTGAATAATGGCAATTGGTGTTAGTCTAGTAGATGATGTTGGCACAATATGTAATTATCATAGAATAAATAAATTATCATATTTTGTAGATGAAAATAAACTTTGGGTAACTATTGATGAGTATCGGGATAGTACCTTTAGAGATCTGGAGAAAGCTCAGATAGACAGTAATATTGCTGATCTTAGAGAGTATATTGATCTAATAACTAAAGAAGATCTTGATGAGTACGAAAAATTAAGAATTACTAAGATAAATCCTCTTGAGTTAGTGGCAAACAAATATGATAAGTTTAATAGTAAGGTTAATAGCGTTGAATTGCCTATTACAGAGGATATTAGAGAGGAAGTATACAGGCGTTTGCTGTTAGAAATAGAAGACTTTAAAGATGGTGTTTCCGACAATATAGTGGAGGTTACCAATGGCATATAATGAACAATGGACAAACACAGGGTGGATTGAATGTTCCTGGTGTGATAATGTTAGAAAGATATACATGCGTTGTAATGTTAGAGCTGTTACCTTTGATAATGGTTCTACTTATGCTGATATTTATGTTGACCTAGCATCTTACAATAGAGGAAGTGATTGGGGATTCTACATTGATGGTTTCTATAATGGTAATAGTCAGAGACTTAAGAATGGAGAAAATCAGTGGGCAAGTGATCTAACTGTAGGTTGGGGTGCTCAAGGTTTAGGAGCTGGTGCTTCTGGCTCAAGTACCATTTCATGGGGAACAACATCTCCTCAATATGGTGGTGCAGATACCAGAAGTATGACATTTTATTATCCAGCAAATCCTGCTACTGCAAGTGTGGCTATTGCAGGGTCAACATCTAATCTTACAATGGATCCTACTGGAACTACAAAATCAGTTGCTATCTCTAATTCAATTAGTGGTTGTAGTTGGACATCTTCTTATATAACTTTTCAATGTCAAGAAGCATACCCAATAGTTGGGGATCTTGGAAGGGTAGATAATGTTTCAGGTATGCTAAGCTCTCCTCAATCGTTAGCTTTAAATACAACTAAGATGTTACAAGTTTACCAGAACTTTCCAAACAGTAAAACTTTAACATCATTAGAGTATGTTGAAGGGACTGCTACAGTAGTAGGAGGGAGGAATGCACAGAGAACTGGAGTATTAACTTTAAAAGAATTCCCTCCGACTATCTCCACCCCAGCAGTTTCTTTTACAACTCCTGGTGCTTCTTTTGTTAATGCTAAGCCAATTAAAGGAAAGACTCTAGCTACAATTGTATCTACATGCACTTCTTTAAAATGGGCTTCATGTTCGTCTTATTCTGCTGTGTCTAATAATACAATAGCAGGCAGTTTTACAACAGTTACAGCAGCAGATGGAAGTGGGAATAGAACATCAGTTATGAATGTTACAACTTTAGTCTGTGGTGGAGGTACATCATTGGATGGTAATGGTTCTATCTTGTTAACATTTACAGACTCAAGAGGTTTAAGTACTGCTCAGACTTTGTCATATTCGAATTGGCAGAGCTATATCAGCCCATATCTTGAGAGTGGTCTTGTTACAAGAGCTGAGGGAGCAGAGACCTCTTTACAACTAACAGGTGTGGTTAAAGCACCTTCAATTTTACACACTAATGGATCTCAATTAAATGGTGTTGGTCAGACTCAATATCGATGGAAAGAATATGGAAGTGCTAATTTTAGTGGATGGATTAGTGTTGGGTCAATCACTACAGGAGTCTTATCATCAACTCTTGGAAATACACTTACCACTGGTGCACCCTTTGCCATAGATAAAGAGTATGCTATTGAAGTAAAGATAAAAGACACTTATGGCACAGAGGTAACTTATTCTTATAGTGTTCCAAAAGCAGCTGTAAATCTATCAATTAGAACAAATTCAGTAGGTGTTAATTCTATTCCTCCAACTTTATATTATGTAAATGGTAATGTTGTTACACCCAGATCGTTTGCAGGGTTTTATGTTAAAGGAAGAATGTGGTCAACTATGGGAGATACAGTTCCAGTAGGTTCAGTAACTGCTATGTCAGTTTATATGTTACCTTCAGGATATCTGGAATGCATAGGTCAATATGTTAATATTGCAGACTATCCTGATCTGTACAGTATTGTTGGCACCTTTTTTGGATCTGGCTCAGGATCCTTTAGATTGCCTGATTACACTTGTAGAGTATTAGGGGGAATAGGAACTTTAAATGATGGTCAGGAAAGTATTACTAAGTCTAATGGAATGGCTGATGGTACATGGTCACATTATTTAACGTATTATCAAATGCCCAGTCACAGCCACCAAGTTCCAGATACTGTATGGATGGACCAGCCAGGATCAAATACAAGGTGGACAGTTCCAGGATCTTCGGGAACTAACTGGTTTAACACAGTAGGGGTGGGAGGAAGATCTGCTGCCTATGTATCCAATGAGGGTAATGGAAATCTCCACTCTAACAGACAGCCAACAGCATATATTAGATGGTTAATGAAATACTAAATGAGAAGAGGATACTGAAATGAAGATTACAAGAAACAACATTAGCATGATAAGAGGAGACAGTGAGACAATTACTGTCTCATGCAAAGACTCTAACAAAGCTGACATCCCATTGGTAACTGGCGATACTGTATACTTTACAATAAAGAATACAGTCAATGATATAGAGAAGATATTACAAAAAGTTATTACTGAATTTGTTAATGGCACTGCAATAATTCCAATCTCTCCAGAAGATACAAAGACATTAGACTTTTCAACATATGTCTATGACATTCAATTAAAGTTTGCAGATGGAACAATTAAAACAATTATTACTCCAAGTGAGTTTACGATTGAAGGTGAAGTAACCTATGAGTAATTCACTAATCGGAATTGTAACTTCCGATGGTGGTCTATCTGGTGTGTTAGACACAGGTCTATCAATAGAGACAACCATTAATGGTGAGTTACTCATCGAAACAACAATGATTGCATCTGGACCAAAAGGAGATACTGGTGATCCTGGAGTTCAAGGAGTGCCAGGAGAGAAAGGAGATATGGGATACATTGATGGGGTGGATTTAACATTCCCATTTACTCAATTAACACCATCAAAAATCTGGTGTATTAACCATAATCTAAATAAGATACCAAGTGTTACTGTAATGGATTCAGCAGGTACAGTTGTCTATGGCGATGTCACAAACCCAGATAAGAATAATACGGTAATAGAATTTTGCTCAGCTTTCTCAGGGAAAGCTTCTTTAAACTAGAAAGGACATAAAAATATGGCGACACCATTTTTAGCAGGAATAAACTTAGCAAGAACAGAGATATTAAATGCAAGAATTCAGAACCTTGCAACTGCTCCAGGGAGTCCATTAGATGGACTGATTTATTATGATACTACAACTCATAAGTTATGTTACTATGCAAATGGAACATGGGTAGATTCAGGAAGTAATGGTGGTGAGATCTTCACTACTGCAATGATGAATCTATTAAACACATCAACAAATCTTAACACTAACTCAGCAATTGTAATGAGAGATGCGTCAGGTAACTTTAGTGCTGGAACAATTACAGGTGCTTTAGCTGGTAACGCATCAACAGCAACAAAATTAGCAACATCAAGAACAGTTTCCATTACAGGTGCTGGTACAGGTTCAGCTTCTTTCGATGGTAGTGCAAATGCATCAATAGCTTTAACATTAGCAACTGTTGCAACTGCAGGAACCTTCGGAAAAGTAACTATCAATGCACAAGGTCTTGTAACTAGTGGAACATCATTAGTTGCAGCTGACATTCCAACTTTAACATTAGCAAAGATAAGTGATGCTGGAACTGCTGCAAGTAAGAATACTGGTACTGGGTCTGGTAACATTCCAGTCTTGGATGGTTCAGGTAAATTAAGTACATCTATCTTACCATCAATTACAATCACGAATTCATTCCCAGTAGTGAGTCAAGCAGAGATGTTAGCATTGGTTGCTGAGACTGGAGACATTGCAATTCGATCAGACTTAAATAAGAGTTTTATCTTGTCAACTGATGCTCCATCCGTTCTTGCCAACTGGCTTGAATTATTAACACCAACAGATTCAGTATTCAGTGTTGCAGGTAAGACAGGAACAGTTACATTAGTTAAAGGAGATGTTGGTCTTGGAAATGTTGATAACACAGCAGATAGTGCAAAAGCAGTATTAAGTGCAACTAAGTTAGCAACAGCAAGAGCAATTGCATTAAGTGGAGATGCTACTGGAACAATTAACTTTGATGGTACTGCTGGTGTTACAATTCCAATGGTTCTTGCAAATATCGCAACTGCTGGAACTTATAGATCTGTAACAATTAATGCTAAAGGTCAAGTTACTGCAGGTACAAATCCAACAACTTTAGCAGGATATGGCATTACCGATGCTGCTCCAAGTTCTCATGTTGGAACAGGTGGTGCTGCTCATGCTGATGCAACCACTTCTGTTGATGGCTTTATGACAGCTGCAGATAAAACGAAGTTAGATGGAGTTGCTACAGGTGCAAATGCATACTCTCATCCAGCTAATCATCCAGCATCAGTAATAACTCAAGACTCTAGCAATAGATTTGTTTCAGATGCAGAGAAGACTTCTTGGGGTGGTAAGGCAAGCAAATATTCACAGGCAATTGGTAATGGAGTTTTAACTACAATTGTTGTTACTCATGGGCTAGGAACTCAGGATGTGGCTGTAGGAATAAGAGAAACTTTGACACCATTTGAACATGTAATGTGTGATATTCATTCTACAACAGTTAATACAACAACCTTTACATTTGCAAATCCACCAACATCAAATCAGTACACAGTAACAATTGTAGGTTAATCCTATGAAATATTTAAATACATTAAAAGATAGTACAGGTAGTTCTGTATGGACTGGAAGTAATGATGGTACAGGTAGTGGGTTAGATGCAGACTTATTAGATGGACTAAGTTCTGCATCTTTTGCAAGAGCTCTGGATGCGACAGTGGCTCAGATAAATACAGTTCTTTTACTACCAGGAATTTATAGAGTAGAATCTGAAGATATAACTAACTTGCCTGGGAATTATTTTTATATCTATCATTCAGGACCTTACTCTGGTGGAGGTTATTGTTCTCAGATAGCAATACCTTTTACAGGTGGGACTAATGAAGGTATGTATCTACGAGTAGCTAGTGGTTCTACTTGGGGAAATTGGGTTAAGTTAGCAGTAAATGCAACTGATGTAGGTCTTGGTAATGTTAATAATACTACAGATGCTTTAAAACCAGTATCAACTGCAACTCAAACAGCTTTAAATTTAAAATTAGATATTTCATCATATACAGCTTCAGACATATTAACTAAATTAAAAACTGTAGATGGAGCAGGAAGTGGGTTAGATGCAGATTTATTAGATGGTTTATCAAGTTCACAATTTTTAAGATCAGATATTTCAAATACAATAACAGGAACTTTAACAGCTAGTAATGGGGATGCAACATATGGCGTGTCTCCTTTACCTTCAATTGAATTAGGTACTAATTTAACTAAATGCGGAAGTATAAAATTATGGGGAACTACTACTAGTGCTTATGGGTCAGTTCATATGACGACTAATAATTTACATATAGATCCAGGAGCAACTCCAGGTCGAATATATTTAAATTTTTATGCAGGAGATGGAGTAATATTTGGTAATGGAGCTTCATCAATAGTAGCAAATATGGATATTAATGGTCAATTATGGAAAGGTAGTAGTAAGTATTGGCACGACACAAATGATGGGTCGGGATCAGGTTTAGATGCTGATTTATTGGAAGGTTATCATGCCGCTTTTGTTAATGCAGCAAACACTATTCCAATAAGAGATGGAAATGGTAATATTGCATCAACAAGCAATACTGTTGGAACATGGACAATTAAAGAAAATGCAGATGGATCTTTAGGGTTCTTTGTATAGTGAGGAAATAAAATGGCTCAAGTAGCAAATATCTCAAAAGAAGGGGATTTTAGTATTATATCAGAAGTTGACTCAAGACTACCATCTGTTAACTCTGAATTAACTGCTTATTTCCCTTTTGATGGTAAGGGGGGCACAGTTGATGTGGTACAGGGGTATACTAACACTCAGGGTACTGCATCTAAAGTAAATATATTAGAGAGTTTAAGTAAATCTTGGACTGATCCTTCTAACTGGACTGGGTCTCCTTATTGGGATTTTAATGAACAGGCTCTTGTGTTCCCAAATTCAGGAACAGTATTATCTAATCCCATTCCCATAGACACTTCAAAACACTGGTTTCTTGAAGCAACAATGAAAGAAAGTATAGGGTCTACAGGAGGAATGTACTTAGGGACTATATCTTATGATGCAAATATGAATCAGCTTACAGGACATCCTGGAAGTTATGATTATTTTGGTAATGTGGGTTCTGCTTGTCCTACTACTTGGACAATATACAATAATAATATAATAGGTGGTATTAATGGTAATGGGAGAACTGGTGAAAATACAAATGCAGGAGATTATGCATCTTGGCACACAGGAACTAAGTTTGCTCGTATTATGATTCTTCCTAATTATAGTGGATCGGGGAAAACTTACGTAAAAGACTTAAAATTTTACTATAGTGATGCTGATACTTCTAATACTATAATTACAAATAAAGGAATATCTATTGAAGAGGGGACAACTAATTATGTAGTCTCTCCTTTAGACCCATCAGGTGGGTGGCAAGGAAGAACTTCTACAATAATTCCTTATTACAATCTCCCTTTAGGGAAGGGTTATGAGGATCTACCAGAAAATGCTAAAGGGTACAAAATGGATAAAACCTGTAATGCAAATACATGGTCTGGTAATGCATATTCTTATACGAATGTGAGAAATCACCCATGTGTTATAAATGTTAAGTATTCTATAAGTGTGTGGTGTTTTGTGTCTTCAGATTTTAATGGAACATGGGCAATGCTTGAGTGCGAAGGAAGTAGTAGTGGCTCAATAAATTATGATATGTCTAAAAAAGGGACATGGCAAAAACTTACTATGACTAATACTGCAACAGCTACAGGAACTTTTCCAACACACCTATATTGGTGTAAAGGTGGAGTTACTGATTTTTCAACTTTAGAAGGGTATGTGATTTATTTAGCTCCTCAGATAGAAGAAAAAGCTTATGTTACTTCTTTTGTAAATGGATCAAAAGGAATGGCTCAGATTAATATATTAACTAATATAGGGGTAAAAGATTTTACTATAGTTGGAGAGTTCATTCCTAATCAAAACTCTGATCTACTTCCTGATGGATCTTATTTTCTGAATTTAGGGGGAGGTTTTATAATAAGCACTTATCAACAAGTTCCTTATTTAGCAGGTAATACTATAGCAGGTGCAGGAGGACATAATGTACATCTTGACTATAATACCACTCCAAACAGTAAGGTAACCTACATTATACAGAGAAGTGGGACAACTTTTTCTTGGAGGATGATTGATACAAATGGTCAAGATGTAACATGGATTAAAACTCATACTAATGTACCTTTAATCTCTATTTCAACCTTGGTATTTTATGGGTCTTGGGGAGGAAAACATAAAAATCTATCTATTTATAATAAAGTTTTATCAAGTACTGAAATAAGTGAGATGTTAAAGAGTAGGTTTCATTTAAATAAGATGGGTTCCCTTTTAAATGAGATCATAGAAAGACCTTATGGAATTCCTCTTGATGCTTATTACTACCCCTTAGGTCTTGATACTAAAGATGAATATAAAAATTACTCCTCTTCCACTGCAAATAACTTAGCTTATGAGGAGGGGAGTGTATGGGTAGGTAGCTCTTCCACTAATCTATTACAACCTTTAGAGCCTAGTTGGGGAGTTTGGGGAGGGTTTACAGGCTCATCTACTAATTTTTTAGCACCTGACGGAACTAATGGTGTTCATTTATCAGCTCTAACTTCGGGAGGGTGTCGTTGGTATGGTCCTGGAAACCGATTCAATGCCAGTGGCTCTAGCCTTTACATGGTAACAGCTATAGTAAAATATACAGTTGAGCCTTCTGTTAATTTATTTTATATAAGACAATATAGAGCTGACAACACTCAAATTTCTGAGTTTGGGATTTTTAGTCCATCAGGAAAAGTGTCTTTAGGGAATGGATGGTATAGAGTAAGTAAAACTTTTACCAGTTCCTCTGAATGTACCACTTTCTCAGTTGAGGGTTATGAATATGGTGTAACTGATGTATATATGTATAATATACAATGTGAACAGAAGTCTTTTCCAACGCCATACGTAAATGGGACTAGAAGTACTAGTTACATAGCATTTAATTTTAACTCGTCCATTGGTTTAAGTTGGGCTGGTGACTGGTCAATTGTTTATTGGAAAAAACCAGTAGCTACACATTCTAATAATTTAACAGGATATAATATAGAATCTCTTGGGTGTAATGGTAATAGCACTGGAGGAGGTTATACTTGGTGGGGTAAGACAGATGGAGTAGATACCATTAATAGCTCGAATCCTTTAGGATTTACACCAAGTAAGTTTTTTAATAAATGGAGAATGGTTAGTTTAGTTAAATCAGGGACTACAGTGATTGTAAAAGAATGGTCTCAGGAAGCTGTACATATAAGAACTATATCAACCACAAATACAGTGTCTAACTATTATGTTACTCAGTATGGTTATGACTTTAAGATGAGTGGCTGGGATAATGGAAACTCTTGTAACTCATATTTTAGAGATTTAATTGTTACTAAAAGAGCATTAACAGATATAGAAGTAAGCAATTTATATAAAAATATGCTAACTGATAATAAATTAGGAGATGTTTATATTCAAAATCAATTAATGGAAGGAGATGTATTTTAATGGGATCTTTAAGAGGTGGAACTACCATTGGAGGGTTTCTAGCAACACATTATGATAATTTTAGACTAATGTTAAAGAATCTTACTAATATAACGTTAACTGGAGAAGTGACAGGAACTGCTAAATTTGACGCTGATGGAAATCTTTCAATGGCAACTTCTTTAACTGCTGCTGATGTTTTAGCAAAGATTAAAACAGTTGATGGATCGGGAAGTGGTTTAGATGCAGATACTGTTGATGGTATGAATGTAGTTTCTGGGTCACCTACGGCAAGTTCAATCGTAGCACGTACCTCAGATGGCTATATCTATGCAAATTATTATAATAGTAGTCGGGGAGAAGAAGGAACAGCAGCAGCATCTTATATTTATGATACAGGTGATGGATGGATGCGTAAGAAATCATTAGCGAATGTAAGAACTGAAATAATGGGTGTTGGTAGCGGAACTTCTTTTATGAGAACAGATGCTAATACAGCAACAACGGGTTCAATAGATGTCAGTGGTGGGTCAGGAACAGCTTATAATACAGCCCCTATAGAAATACTAATGGGTTTTCCCAGAATAGGATTTCATATACCAGGTGTCGTAGCTTCTCAAGTAGGGATGAATAGTAGTGGAGAGATTGTTGCATATAATAATCCAGGAACAGGTTATACTGCTTTTAGAGCTGCTGCTATTTATACAAATGATGTCCCAGTGTCTACTACTAAAGTATATTATCAAGCAGCAACTCCAACAATGAATAATGGAGATATCTGGTTTAAAATTATATAATTAAGAGAGGTCATCTAGATGGCATATAATGAACAATGGACTGATACTGGATGGCAGGTATGTGCATATTGTGATAATGTTAGAAAGTTCTCACAACGGTGTAGAGTAAGAGCTGTCACCAATGATAATGGCACAACTTTTGCAGATGTCTATGTCGATCTTAGTGCATATAACTCTGGTAGTTACTGGGGTTACGCAATAAGAGGTAGATATGCATCAGGGAGCATTCAGTTAAAAGGCACTGAAAGTTCTTGGGCTACTGATAAGACTGTTAGTTGGGGAGGTCAAGGTCTTGGTGGAGTAGCATCAGGGACAAGTTATATCACATGGGGTACAGAATCAGACTATGGTAGTCCTGATATACGTGGATTAACATTTAGTTATCCAGTATCGCCAACAACATGGGGATCTCCTGTATGGATTGGACTTAATTCAACAATGACCACAGGTCAGCCAGAGATAAATGCAACATGGGCAAGATACTCTAATTCAACTTATTGTCAATTTCAACTAAGAGGGACAATGAATGGGGCGATTATATTTAATAGAGGTTATAACAGAAATGTACTGTCTTCTAAATTTACCTTAGATAAACATGAATTGGCTCGTTTATTTGATGCTCTTGGAGAGAGTACTACTGGAACTTTAAGTGTTTCAATTATTGGAAGGTACTTGGGTAATGGATATGGAACAGCAAGTAATTCAATTAATGTTACTGTAACTAAGAACTCTACAAAATTACTTCCTTTACAAGCTGATATGCATACTAAGAATAGTTCAGTGTCAGCAGACCCTATTCGAGTTCTTCCATATACAAATTTAGATCTATATGAATATGCTGAACCAATAACTCTAAAAAATTACAATGATCTGGCGTGGCCAGCAATTCCTGATAATTATTCGTATGATTTTATATTTGAAGAGGTATCAGTTGGAGTTAAGGAATATAATCCGAAACATTGTGCATTTTCTACTGAGTGGGGACTTCCTTATGATAAGGGAATAAGAGTTTTAAAATCTGGATGGTATACAGTAGCAGCTCAATTATATATTTCAAATAATAACTCAAGAGGTATACTGGAGATTATAAGGTGGAATAGTAGTGGGGCTTTAATTGACTCAAAGTTAGCTAATTTTGGATATCCAGCAGATATCTACACAGGAGTTACAACCAACTTAACAATGTATGTTTCAGCAGGAGAGGCATTGTCTATGAGATGGTCAAATGCAAATAATATAACAGGCAGACTTCATAATTCATTAGGGACTCACTTTACCATATTCCCTTTGTCTTATTCAGAAAATCTAATAGTGGGAGGGTGAAATGGATAAAAGAATAGATTTAGAGGTTAACTCAGCTAGCACAGATATTAATTGTGTTAGAACGAGAACTGGTGTAATGAAAAGAGTAGATACTGTTGACCCAGGAGTATTTTTCTGTAGAAATCAGGTAGACGGTGTTTGGGATCCTTCCATAATAACAGCTGGGATGGTTCCGATGAATAGAGCTGCAGGAGGGACCAACCCAGTAACAGATTATGCTGAAGTAATGACGTCAGGTAATGGTCAGGTGCTTATCAAAAAGACTGGATGGTATAATGTAGAAACTTATTTTCATAGTTCAGATGCTACAACAGTTCCAGCTCTAGTTTTAACCATAACAAAAGAAACAGCAGGAGTGTCATCTTCTATTGTAACTCATGATACTCAAGATATGACATTTTGGGCAGGAAACTCTAGAATGCAGTCAACAGCAGATGCATTAGTATATCTTTTAGCAAATGATAAGATATGGATGACTATAAAAGAATCTCATGCAGTGAATTGGTTTAGAGTTAGTGCAGACTCGCACATAATAATTAATCCATACTGTTATCTTGGAAATGAATATTAAGGAGAGGTTATGGCTTTAGTAAATGTAGAAACAAATATTAAATATGATGGTGTTGTCAAGCCTTTAAGTATAGCAACTTCAACAGACATGATAAAGAAACCAAAACCTTTTGGAGTTAAGATGTCTGGAGACATTGTTAGTGCAGGAGAAATCTTGATGCAATACAGTCTTCCAATAGATTCTAATTATGTCTCCTCAAATGAATATGCTGAGCTCTATGAAATGGGACAAGGGAGAATAGGAATTCTTAAGAATGGGTTTTATAAACTCTCAATATATTCTACCATAAGTGATGCTAATGGTAATAATGTAGGAAAAGCTTATATAAGAGTTAAAGATAAAAGAGCTGATTCTCAATTAATGATTCTAGAGAATTCATTTGCTCCAACAGTAGACGGGATGCATCGGAAATCCTGGTCAACTTATGCTTATCTATACAAAACAATGTATCTGGAAAGTAATACACAATGTTGGACAAACTGGGATAATATGGGACAAGGTAATTATAGAGTTGCAGGATATTTAAATACAACACTAATAATTACACCAGTTTACTATTTATCTGATGACAGAAGTGATTACCATGTAAGGAATCTCCCTACTCAGATAAGATATGTTAGAGATTGGCTCTGTGGTAGCAGTGTAAGCACTGGTAGTCATTGGGTAGAAATTCAAGCATTTGACTCAGGTGGAACTAATAGAGCACTAAATAAGTCAGTGTACAGCTCTTGGGGTTCAACTTCAGGAGTGCTGGTAGATGGGGCAACTGCTACAGGATCATATATTGATGGACCTGTTTCTACAAACTGTTCTATGTGGGTAGATCTTGGAGCTCTTTATACAATCCCTAAGATAAAAGTGTGGCATTATCATGGAGATAATCGAATGTTCTTTGGAACTAAAACAGAAGTATCTCCTGATGGATATAATTGGTATCCTTTCTTTGACAGTTCTGTAGAAGGATTATATATTGAGAATAGTCTTGGTAAACTACATGATAGAACCTACAAGACAACAATCCCAAAACAATTTAGATATATCAGAGATACTGCCAATGGAAGTACTTCTAACTCAGGAACTCACTGGGTAGAGATAAAAGCTTTCAATGAAGCAGGAACTAATATTGCATTAAATAAAACAACATCTAGTTCATGGGGTGGTGTTTATCCTGTTTGGTGCGATGGTAGTATTGACAGTGCTTCATATGCAGGTATAGAAGCTGCAAATCAATGGATTAAGATTGATCTTGGTGCTCTATATACCATTCCATTGGTTAAGGTTTGGCATTATTATGCAGATAAAAGGATCTATTATCAAACGAAGACAGAAGTATCCGTTGATAATGTTAATTGGATACCTATCTATGATAGTTTAAATGAAGGATTATATAGAGAAACATTACATGGTAATGCAATTTCAACAAAGAATCTAGAATATAATGTAGTCTAAGGAGGATTATTATGGAAAGAGTACTTATTGGATATGAAGGAAGAGCTCCTGGAGAGATAAATGTTTTCAGAGTTGCACAGGAGATCAAAGATGTGGGTATCATATTTACAAATCTCCAGATTGATACAGATACCAATGGTCAAGTTTATTTAATACTTGAGAGCAATGAATATTACTTAACAATTAAAGATCAATTAGAGTTGTTAATTTCAATACATGAACCAATACCAATTCCAATGACTGCTGTTACATTCGATAATCTTCAACAGAAAGTTGTTGACACTGAAGCTGAGAATGTAAGACTTAAGTTGGAGATCGATAACTTATCTAAGAAGATGGTTGAAGATAAAGTTATAAGTGATGAAGTTAATGCTTCATACGATGTTGTTTTACAAGAGATATTATTTGAAATTATTCCTGACTTACAATCTCAGATACTTTCATAATATAGATTTAAATCTACACCGAAAGGAGGTGATTATTATAATGGCTGGTTATTTAGCAGAAAAGATTATGGACGGTGTTCAGACTTATGCAAAGATCTTCAGTATCTCTTACTATAAGAAGTACCAAGAAGATGTTGATGCTATTCTTATCTTAGAAGGTAAGGATGATCTTATTACACCTTTAGTTTAATTACTTGGATCGAACTCGTGTTTAAAGAAAGAAGGAATTATTATGAATGATGCACAAATACAAGGCAACCTTTATGCTTTAAACTACTCTCCTGGACCTTTAGATGGTCAAATAGGAACGCTGGGTACTGGTGCTGTTAGAACAGCTCAATCAGGCTATGGCATTGAAGTAGATGGAGTTCCAGGTCCAGTTACGCAAGGTAAGTTGATGGGTCAATTGGCAGTTGTTCAGCAACGGTTAAAAGACTTAGGATATTACAATGGAGATATTGATGGCATCTGGGGACCAATGACTCATGCTGCAATTATTGCATTCCAGATAGATAATGGATTATCTGATGATGGTATCGTTGGAGATTATACATCTGAAAAACTCTTTGGAACTGCTGCACCATCTCAACCTGCTGCACCACCTGCAAGTAATCCTATTGATGGTGACATGTATACAGAACACTTCTCTAAGTTTGAAATGAGTTGTGAATGTATCTGGCAAGGAGGTCCAGGTTATTGTAGTGGTCATCTTGGTGAAATGCATCCTGAGCTAATGAGAAGACTAGAGCTGGTTAGACAAGAGCTTAATATTCCAATGTCAATTAGTTCAGGCTTCAGATGTGATCAACTCAATGCTGATGTTGGTGGTGTCTGGGATAGCTATCATAAACTTGGTCGTGCCTGTGATGTTCCATGTATCTCTGCAAATGGATACTCTGTTGATGAAATGGCTAACTGTGGTGAACGACATGGTCTTAAAACTATTCGTTATTACAATGATCGTTTCGTTCATTATCAATGGAATGATTAAAAGTTACATGGTCAAGTAATATTTATGGAGATTAGTCTTAATTGATTAGTCTCCTTTTTATTTATACATGGTTAGAAAAAACTTTACATTATCTCTCAATGTCATCTTAATATTAATAAGAATAGTAATCTGTATAGTAACTTATAAAGGAACAATAAAAAGAATAAGAAGAAGTGTTATTAACTGTCTTATTATCTATTATCTTATTAATATCTCTCTTAATTATCTGTTAATCCTCTATTATCTTTCAGTTATCTCTCAATCTGTGTCTGTCTGTCATTATTACCTGTGTTGAAATCTATGTGTTTTCTGTGGTTTGTATGCATTTAACTCAGTGAAAAAGAAAGAATTCTCTCAAAATCAACTGAAATTAACCAAAATCGTTCATTTAATTAAGATATCCTTAAAACTGTCCTGTAGATCGATCATGATGAAGATTAACCCGACCTGAATTGTTAAAAGAGGGTCGTAATTAGACCTGTTCGAAAAGTCTGTAAGGAGGATATTGAATGGCAAATAATAGATTTAAAACGTTTATTGAGAACATTGGTCAAGGCAATAAGAAGTCAAAAGATTCCTTAACGACTCGAAGAATTCGAATCAAAGGTAATCCCTCAAGTCAAGATCATGTTCCAATAGCACGTAAAGGCAGAACTCTTCCAGACTTCCTTGAAAGTATCGAAGGTTCAAGTCTTGTCGATGTCTCAGAATTAAATCAATTTAGAACAATGTCAAGCGATAGAGAGATTCAATATAAGATCTATGATGAGATGGCAAGAGATACAATTATCTCCTCTGCATTAGAATTATATTCTGATGATGCAACTCAGTACAATTCAAAAGGTCAGATCGTTTGGGCAGAAGCAGAAGATCCAGACATCTCAGCATTTGCTAACCGACTTATTGAAATCCTCGATCTTAATAACAATGCATGGTCTCACATTTACACAATGGTTAAATATGGAGATCTGTATCTTGAAACTTATCGAGATGATGAAACCGATGAACAATCAATTCTTACAGGAGATCTAAGTTATTCTGATGTTAAAGTACATCGAGAACGAGAAGGATCTCAAATGGAAGAATATATAGAAGCAGTTAGTAACCCTTCAGACATCTTTGATTTAACAAGTCGAGGAAAGACAGTTGGGTTTATTCGTGTTCCTACAGATGACAGAGATTCATTAGAACCACATGCAAGTTATCAATATCTTGGTGATGAAGAGGAGACAGTTGTTCTTAGACCAACCAAGTACATCCATGTCGCCATGTCCAATGATGTCGATAGATTCCCACAAACTCTTAAGTTACGTTACGTTAAGGATGGAACCACTGATCTCGATGAACAGTACACTCGTTCTTATGTTGTTAGTCGTGGTAAATCTGTTCTACATAACATTTACAAATCCTACAAAGAACTTTCTCTTATGGAAGATTCTCTTTTATTAAATCGTGTTACTCGTTCTTCAATAATAAGACTTCTTCAAATTGAAGTTGGTGACATGCCTAAAGGTAAGATCCGTGAATTGTTAAAACGATTTAAATCACTTATTGAACAGAAGAACTACATGGACAAGAATGATGGAACTTATACATCAATGGCAGCTCCAGGTCCAATTGACAATGTTATCTATGTTCCTACTAAGGATGGTAAGGGAGCGATCTCAGCATCTAACTTAGGTGGCGATGTAGATATTAAGTCGATAGTCGACATTGATTACTTTAAGAACAAAGTGTATGGTGGTCTAAAGATTCCCTCAGCATTCTTAGAAGGCAAGTGTTTACATCAAAGTGTTGTTCCTGTTCTTCTTGATGGTTCTACTAATAACATTAAAAGCATGTACGAGGACAAGGATGCATTCATTGGTAGAGACATTGTAACCTGCTCAATTTCAGGATCAGTTACCTCTTCCAAGATAGTTGATGTACAGAGAACAAGAATCAATGCTAACTTCGTAAGAGTTAACTTAGACAATGAGAAGAGCTTCATTGTTACTCCTGATCATCCAGTCATGTTAGACAATGGTATCTTTCTTGAAGCCATCTATCTGTCAGAAGGATTAAAGTTAATGCCATATTCTACAACAGTAATTGACAATGACTTAATAACTCTTGACAATGAGACTGGTACTTATCTTGATCTTAAGACAGGATCTACTATTCCTTATATTGTTACTCTTAATGAGGTGTCTACTGCAGTCATGGTAACAAGTGTTGATGTCCTTGACATTATTGAAGATGCCTATGACCTAACAGTTGAAAGTGATAATCATACTTTTGCAATTGACAGTGGTCTCTTTATTCATAACAGTGATGATGGCGGTTTATCTGCAGGAACAGCTTTAACAAAACTTGACTCACGTTATGCCAGAACAATTAAGAGAATTCAAAACTCTTATATCATGGGAATAACCACTCTTGTAAATCTCTTTGCATTGGATCGTGGTCTTGATGATCATGTTAATAACTTTGTAATTAAGATGGTATCTCCTTCAACCATAGAAGACTCAGAACGAGATGAAGTAATGGACAGTCGTATGAACATGATTGGAACCTTTATGGATTTGATAGCTGATGAGAACATAGTAGACAATACAACAAGGAAAGACATCTTGATGTACTTCGTAAGCAATTTCCTTAATGAACCTGAGATTGCTAAGTTCCTTGCAGAGGATACAACGACAGAAATACAAGAAGAAATACCTGAAGAGGGGTCAGAAGAAGATGGCTTCAGTCCTTCAGGTGGAAGCTTCAGTAGTTCTGGGTCTTCTCCTCCTTCCTCAAGTGGAATTGATGGACCTGCTGAAACAGGTGATGGTTCTGAAGGTGGTGATATCCCTGACAACCTTGGTGCTGATGACAATGGTATAACCGACAATACAGAGTTTGGAAACTTTGAAGATGAATTTGACAGATAGGGGAAGACAGAAATGACAGTAGACCTGGACAATGTTCTCTATATAATGGGATTTATCATAACATTGTCTGCAGTAGTTGGGATAGTTATTAAGGTTGTATCAAATGTTATTAAGAAGGTTACAGCTGAGACAATAAGTGGACAGATCGATCAGTTCACAAAGATCTTCAATAATCAGCTTAGTGAATTATCAACCAGCCTTGTAACACATATTGGAAACGATGGGGATAATACTCAAATTATTAAGGATTGTTTACTCTTCATGACAAGAGATAAATTAAACACTGCTCATCAATTCTATATGGCTAAGGGTTCAATTGACAACAATTCATTGTGTGTGTTGGAAGATATTTACACTTCCTATAAAACATTGGGTGGTAATTCATTCATTGATTCTATCATGGTTGACTTAAGAAACCTTAAGATTATAAACTACATTGTAGACAGGACATAAAAGAAGAAAGGTAATGTTCATAATATGAAATTATTAAGTAAGTCAAACGTTTATTTAGAACTCTTCAAGATTCAAGAAGAACAAGAAATTAATGTTAACAGATACATAAAAGAGCTAGCAGGTAAAAGCGAAATACCATATGACATTTTAGTTTTTATAAACAAACATTCTCCTCTTCAGCAGTTAGAAACATATAACCATATTTATAACAACAGAAGGAAGAACCCATTATACAAAAACTTAGTCAATGAAGAATTAAGCCAAGAAGATAAAGCAGTGTCGATTTCATCTTTAATAACTCAAGTCTTAATAAGAATGAAATCGATGAATGAAGAGGACAGAAAAGAGTTCTCTGAGATCATGAATATGGACTTGCTTGTGGAAGCTTTGAAAGGCTACTCAAACAACGACAACGATGGCTTAAACGAGTGCTGTATTAATGTACGAAGCATACTAAAGAAATTATACTCAAAGGAGGATTAGATGTCTATTTTAACTATTAAGGATCTAGAAGAGAGAAGTAAATCTTTACCAAGCTATGTTGATGATATTCTGTTAGCTATTGAAAGTGAGACAGATGCTGTGAAAGAATACGATTCAATTTTAGAGATTCCTAATCTTCCGAGTAAGGTACAAGAACTCATAAGAGAGATTAGAGATGATGAGAAAGATCACATGACACTGTTGTCTGCATTACTTTATCAGATAACCTCAACAGGACAAATGAACAATGAAGAGGAAGTCAGTGTCAGTGATGAAGATCTGGAGCTTGATTTATGATAAGGGTTTATGAAGGTGTAAATGATTATTACTTATATCATTCTACTCCAGCAATAAATGCTATCAGAATAATAACTGATAATAAGTTAATGGCAATTAGAGCCGATGATGAAAAGGCTATTTCTTTCAGTAGGAATAAGAGAGTTATCTATGGTGACATTGCATTTACTATTGACAGAAGAAAGCTATCACATAACTACAAAATTATTCCTGTCTCAAAAGGACTTGAACAAGGATACAGATCAGATGGAGATGCAGAGGTTTCCGATGAAGAACGTGTGCTAAGAGATGTCAAAAACTTCTTAAGCTATGTTCTCTCAATTGATTTCTGTGCTGCTAAGACTCCTGAGAGAATTATCAGGAAAGCATTATTCACCTCTTCTATTGAAGAGATAACAACTATTACAGATAACTCTAATAACAATAAGAGATGTAACAATTTCTATAATCTGTATCTTGTTGTAAATGCTAAAGGAATCCCAGTTGGTAAGAAATTATCAAGCTTATTTAAAGTCCTAGAGGATAAGCTAAATGACACTGGCAGTGATGAAGAATGGGTAACTGCTAATACAAGTTATGGTAAGTATAATTCCCCATACGTTCCAGCAAAAAGGAACAAAGGAAAACCAATACCTAACACTTATGGTGGTGGGGAAGATATTTAATAAGAAAGGTTGATGAGATGATTAGACCATTAAAAGAAAGTGTAGCTGTCAGATACAGTAAAGTGTATCAGCAAGATGGCTTTAAGTTTAGATACAATTATAAACTTGCTGAGTTAGAAGTGCTTGACGGAACTGAGGTAATTGATTCAATGGGTTTATCTTCTGGAGACTGGGATGAAAGTCCTCGATACTGGATAGATCAATACATGAGTAACTTTGAAAGTGAGTTCGACCTTGCTGACTTGGAAGATGAATTTGGTTACTTGAATGAATCAGAAGAGTTGGAGCCTTTAATCCTCGATGAAGATGACTTTGATGTTGTTGATGGAGATGGCAACCGTCCTCCTGTAAAACGAAGAGGAATGACAGGTGGGTCAAGAAAAGAAATAGATAACACTTATTATTTCAGAAGTCCACTGATGGTGACAACCACTTCAGACTATGATGACTATGAAGTTGGAGATGGGTCAGAACTTGTAAACAGAGGAATTGAGAATCAGCTTCTTAATGCTTTATATGATGAGTTTAAAGAACTTGACTTAGCAGAATACATTGATGAGAAATACAACAGTGTAATCTATGGTAAGATCAAATCTATCAAAGTTACTGCAGAGTTGACAAGTGATCATCGATCAATGATTGGTGTTGCAGTTGTTGAAGCTAATGAAGAACTTGATGATGAAACTATCATGGCATTAAAAGAATATATTTCTGGACAGTACTCTGATGGTTGGGGTGAGGGATTCGAACAACGACCTATTTCAGAATACAATGACACTGTTGAATTTGAGAATGAAGAATACGATGAAGAGACAGGAGAAACTGAGTACAATACAGAATATGAAACAGGTCACTTTGAAACCTGTGTATCTTTCTGGTATGGTCATGACCAGTTACCAAGATCACCATGGTCATTAAAACTAAGTTAAGAAAGGGATAACAATGATAAGATTACTTAAAGAGGAGAGAGCTCCTAAGAGAAAGATAATTAAGAAGTTCAGTTACAAAGGCTTCAAGATTAAACAATACTCTGAAGACACTGATCCAGAGAGTGCTAAATATGAGTTTGAAGTCTTCACCAAAGATAACCCATATGATGTTGAATGGGAATGTGATAGTCTGAAAGAAGTTCATGAGTTCATTGATTCATGGTCTGCTGATGATGGTGAATGGTAATCCAATAACAATTATATTTTATAGAAAGTGTGGTGAGTAAATACTAATGGCAAAGAAAGATAAGATGATTCTTACAGAACGACTTGGACCTTTAACTTATGTTAAAGAATCAGGTGAAAGAAATGGTAAAAATTATATTGGTCGACTTGTTGGAGAAGGTTCTAACTTCTTAAAACCTACTCGTAATGGTAGAAAGTATAATTTGCAGTTATGGGAGAATGTTGAATCTAGTCCTGACTTTATTGAATCAATGGAGACTCTTACATGTTTCGGAGAAGCCGATCATCCTGAGACTCGTGCTGACACTTCTATAAAAGAAATTGCAGTAGTATTAACTAAGTTTGAGATAAGAAGACAAGAAGGAATTGTTGCTGTTGAATTTGATATTCTGGATACTCCTAATGGTCGACTTGTTAAAAGCATTTTAGACTATGGCAGTAAACTTGGTGTTTCAAGCAGAGGTCTTGGCGATGAAATATTTGTTGATGGTGAAACTTTAATTGACCCAGAAACTTATGAATTTTATGGCTTTGATGTTGTTGTAACACCAGCGGTTAAAAGTGCTCGACCTTCCTTAGTAGAATCAAAAACTAAGACAGGTTTAGTGGAATCTTTTAATCGAGAAATTAAAGAAGCTTCCTCTTCGAATGAGCTTGAATCAATTCGAAGACTTGCAGAAACATTAAAAATACCAGAGTTAGATTCTATTAAAGAATCTTTGAATAATAAACTTTCTAACTTACCTGCAGGAGATGATATCTCAGAAGGCTTAAAGAAAGATCTGGAAGAAGTTATTTTGGAAAATGATCAGTTGCTTAAAGAAAACGAGACTTTAAAAAGCAAGCTATCAGCTAATGATATTAGAGTTAGAAAGCTAGAAGGCAAGTTAAAAGTAACAATGGTCAAGGGAACAAAGATTCAAAAGAACTTACAAGAATCCCAACTAACTATTGTAAGTCTAGAAGATGAGTTAGTTATTGGTTCAGAACAGATGAATGAACTCTCAGGAACCAGTGAAAGAAAGATTAAGAAGCTCGAAACTCGTTTAGCATCACTAAGCAGAATTGTCAAGGAAACCAAAGATGGTCATGAAAAGATTATCAATGAACTTAATAGCAACTATGAAGATGATGTTAAAGAATACCTTACAGAAATTGACAGTCTCAGAATTCGAGTGGACAGATTAAAAGAATCAAAAGATAATCTTAAATCACAGGTGAAAGTTCTTAATGACTCTCTTGTTAAAGAAACATCTAATAAGAAGTTAATTGAGAAGAAGATACATGAAAAGCATTCGTCCGAAGAGGAAGCCATAAAGAAGCTTCTTGTTACAGAGAATACAATAAAGAGTAAGTACTTAAAAGTTAAATGTGCCCAGTCTGGTATTAAGCTGGACACTGCAACGGGACTTCTTCCTAAAGAGTACACTGTTGAAGACATTGATAAAATTGTTGGAGATCTAGCTGATAGAAAGTTGAGACTTGGGAAACTTCCTGTTGAGATTCGTCCAAGAACAGCAATCTTAAGTGAAGGATTAAGTAACATTACTCCAGAAGAAAAACAAACGATGTCGTTCTTAACAGGCAAGATCTTATAAAGATGCAAAATTAATTAAAAATAATATAAAACCGAAAGAAGGACATAAATTATGGCAAATACAATTAACCAAAGAACTAAACAATTAATTGGTCGTTATGCTAAAAGAATTAGCATGGTTGAAAAAGCACAAGGTTCTCCACTGACATTAGAAAAACGAGCTGTTCTTGCTAACTCCTTACATAATGTTTCTCAGCTGGTACAGATGAAAGAAGCAACGAACCCTGGATCCATTGGTCAGTACAAACGATATGCACTTGACATCGTAACTGCCACTGTTCCTAACTTGATTGCATTCGATGTAATGTCTGTACAATCTATGGACAATAGAATTGGTATGATCAACTACATGGACTACCAATACTCCAAGGATAAAGGAACCACTAAAGCTGGTGATGTATTTGCAAGCTCTATCAACATGGGACCTTCCAACCATGAGTATTCCAGTAACCGAGTAACCGATCAAGAAATTGGTTCTGCTGGACAAACTGAATATGGTACAACTGCTTTCCCAATCCAATTGAACTGGCATCCAGTAACTCTTGGAACCTTTACTGTTGAAGCTAACGATGGTGCAATTATCGGTTCTGCCGATCCTGCTACTGGTGTAATTACTGGTATTGGTGTTTCTGGTAAAGTAACCGTTGATGGTCGACTTAACTTGACTTTCACTGCTGGTACTACTAATCCTCCAGTTATCAACTATGTATTTAACAATGAAGACATCCGTTCTGATGGACCTTTAAACTCTGCTTTCAGTAATGTTCCTGAAGTTGAATTAAAACTCAACAGCTTACCAATTACTGCTACTGCACGTACAATGAGAACTTACTGGGCATTCGATGCACAATTCGAGCTTCAGAAAGAATATGGTCAGGACATCGAAACTCTGTTGGCAACTCAGTCAACTGGTGAGTTAGCACATGAAATCGATACTGAATTAACTCTTGACCTGTTACACTTCGCCAATGCTGGTACTCCTCAAGTTTGGTCAAAAGCCATGACTCCTGGGATTGCATTAGTCGATCATTATGACAGCTTCAATGCTAAAGTAGTTGAAGGTGCCAATGTTATCTTTGGTGCTACTCGTAAAGTAAAAGCTAATTTCATGGTCTGCGGACTTGAAGTTGCTGGTATCATCGAGATCATGAGAAACTTTACTGCTTCTGGTGTAACTGCTGTTGGTCCACATTTCCTTGGTACTCTTGGAACCTTAAAAGTGTATGTCAATCCTGATTACCCATCACGTGAATATGTACTTGGTTACAAAGGTGCAAACATGTTTGATGCTGGTGCTTTCTACTGTCCTTATATGCCAATCAGTTCTACTGATTTAATCATGGATGCAAACTTCCGAGGTCAACGTGGCTGGGCAACAATGTATGGTAAGAAATTCCTTAACAGCAAAATGTACTTACGAGGTTCCATTACTGACTAAGAACAATTATAATGCCTCCCCTTTATTTTATATATGTGTGCAGAGGAAGTGTAAAAAGCTTCCTCAGGCATGCTGAATAACTTAAATCCAATATCTGAGGTCTTTAATAATGGTGGTTAGTAACCTCTTCCCTCCAAAGTTAAAGAGACTTAAAAACTAAATTAAACGAAAGAAGGAATAATAAATGGCAACTAAAGATTACACAATTATCCCAGCTATTGTTACCATCACGAATGTAGCAGTACCTGTTGAAGTATTTGACGCTGGAACAAAATCAATTGAAGTAGACGTTCTCGATGCTGCAGTACGACCAGGAGAACTGGTTGTTAGAGATGGCGATGTTGCAGGTCACTCAATTGTCCGACGTAAATATCAGACAGCTGAAAGAAAGATTCAACTTTACAAAGCAAACTCCTGGATTACCCTTGACTCCTTACAGGTGTTAAACATCCATGTTGCAAGCTCAGATATCTTGGCATACTTCATGTCATTAGCATCTGCTGATATTACTGTAACTGCTGCAGCTGTGGTTGTTACTCCCTAATTAGCTATCTATCTTAACTGAATATAGATAGAGTTACCTTATCCGAGAGTGGTGGTTAACCTCCGATCGCCACTCGGGTAACTTTAAATGAACATTACAAAATTATGAAGGTGGTGATATAAATGATAGTAAGAATGATAAACAATACGGAGAGAGAACTTACAGCTTACATGATACCAATTCAACCTGACGTTGATCCTATAATTGTTAAAAGTGGTGATTATTGTGACATTGGAACTTACAACCAACAGATCTATGGTAAGTTTTATGTATCAATGATATTACAAGGTTTTTCAATGAGCCTAGCCAAAGAAGATACAGAAGAGAAAGTTGTCGTAAAAGAAGTTATCAAAGAGGTTGCAAAACCTAAGAGAGCTAAAAAGACAGCAACCCCAGCTGTAGAAGAAGAGGTTGGTGAGACAGTTGAGTAAGACAGGTTTAACTGTTGATCAGTATGTTAGTTTCATAAAGGTTCAACTTGGTGGTGGCATTGTAAATGTCGAGGTAGAGGAAATTATACCAGACATCTTAGAAATAGCTTTTATTGAGATCAATAATAATATCACGTCAACGGAAATGATGACTGTCCCATTCCAAACTGTTATAGACTTAACTGATAAGAAAGTTGCTGATGTTGTTTATATAATGAGAGGTAGAAATACCAATGGTCCAGGTGGTTTCCAAGATGTAATGTATATCTACTCAAGACAAAGTGCGATGAATTCATATACACTTACAGATTATTCAAGAGCATTGATGGCAAATCAAAACAAAAGTGCTTTATCAACTGACTTAGATTTCCATTATGACAAAAGAGAAGAGAAGTTATTTCTCTATGCTCAACAAGCACTTCCAACAACCGTAACTTTATGTTACATTCCTGAGTATTCTGATGTCTCAGAAATCATAGATCCCTTCTGGCAAAATTTATTGAAACGTCTGGCTTTAGCGTTAACAAAAGAAACGTTAGGAAGAGTCAGAGGTAAATATAAATTAGATTCTGCATTATATAATTTGGATTCAGATCAACTTCTTAGTGAAGCTCAAGCTGAACTCTCAGAGATTAGAAATTATCTTGATGCTAATACAGATGTATTACTACCAATAGACTAACATAATAAAAGGAGAATTAAAACTATGGCTAAATTAAAAGAAGATGTATTTGCAAAAACTATGGCAATGTGCCTGGAGAGCAAGAAAAGAAAAGCACCTGCAGGTAAAGCAGCTCCCAAATCTCGTAAAATGACTGAGTCAGCTAAACGTCGTCGACAACTGAGAGAATCAGAAGACGAAGAAACATATGGCATTGATGAAGAATTATTGACCGAAGAGGAAGACGAAGATGTGGATTCTTATATGGATGATATCTCTGACACTATGGTTCTGGTGGACCCTGAATTAGACGTGGATGATTTAGAATCTGCTGCTGACGATCTTCAGGATCTTGTTGATGGAACTCCTGATGGAGAAATTCCTTTCTTGGATGACTACATTGGCGATGACGCTTACACTTGTCCTATCTGTGCTAACACTTTCATTTCAGAAGATCCTATGGAAGATGGAGAAGAATGCCCAGTTTGTGGAGACTTCCCAAGCAAGTTCATTATCGTTGGTGGTATTGAAGAACCAGAAGCAGTATCTGAAAATGACGATGAAGATCTTGACATTGATGAGCCTGAAGAAGACTTAGAAATGGAAGAACCAGAAGAGGAAGAAGAAGAAAAAGAAGAATCATTCAGACGTCGTAAAGCTCCTTCCAGAACTCGAACAGCTTCTAAGAAACCTACTGCTCGTAAACCAGTTAAGAAAGAATCTAAGTTCTCTTTAGATGAAACTACTTTTAATCCATTCCTGACCAAATTCATTCAGGAAAATTATAAGAATGCACGTTCAATGAAAGTTGTATCTGCAAACTTAAGTGGTGCTAAATTATCTTTGGAATGTAAACTTACCTTTAAGACTGGCACTGTTAAGCCTGTAACCTTAAGAGTTGAAAACTTTAAACCTGCACGACAGATGAAACTTGCTGCAACGGAACAATCATTCTTCAAGATCGAATCCAAACGTGGTGCTAAAGTTGCTCCATTCATCTTCACAACCAAAATGGAAAAGAACATTATTACTTGTGAAGGCTTGAAATACAAGTTCGTTACCAAAGCTAAGAATGAAAACAAACGTTATGAAGTTTACGGTGACTTGATTGTTGAATCAACATCTCGACGAGCTCCTGCAAAGCAATTGCCTGCAAAAAGAAAAGCACCTGCTTCCCGACGACGCATCTAATAAACTAAGAGAGGAATGATTAGTTATGAAATCGAATTTAAGATCTAGATCTGGTCATTCCAATCTATCTAAGTTAGATGAGATTGGTCGAAGGAATCTAGTTGGTAAAACTAAGGCACAGTCTCCAGAAAGATTCAATAAAAGAATGTCATACAAGCCACTCTCTTACAGAGATATAAGCTTTGAAGACTTGCTTGAGAATGATCTTCTGGTTGCTCGAATTAGTATTGGGAAATATATCTCAACAATAGCATTCAAGGGAGTTATAAAAGACTTAATTGAAATTGTTAAGAAGCAACAGAAACCTTACCTGACACTACAGTCAGTTATTAGAGCATTAACTTATGCTATTGATAAGACTGACATATTTGTGGACTGCTCTTGTGATGACTTCAAATACAGATATGCTTATTGGGCAACTTACCATGGTTACAAATATGGTAAACCTGAAACTCGTAAGGCAGACGTCAGAAATCCTGGTGATAACATTGGGTCGACATGCAAGCACCTTTCAGCACTATTGTCTAATAAGAGATGGTTGGTAAAGACCTCTTCAATTGTTAATGATTATATCAAGAAGAACCTTGATGCTTTCATTGATGAATATCAGATTGATCCAGACTTATTCATTGTTAATCCAAATCAGATACCAAAGAAAATTGTTGAACCTGAAGAGGAACCAGAACTTGATGTTGAAGAACCTGAAGAGGAACCAGAAGCAGAAGAACCTGAGGAAGATGAAGAAGAATTGGAACTTAATAAATAACTTAATAAAGGAGGTACAATCAAGTGGGATACTTAATAGATAATGACTCAACACTCTTCAGAAACTTCTTTAAGGAGATGGCATTCTTGAGAGGAATCTCAGTTCAGTATCAGTATTCAATTGCTGATCAAGAGACTGTCAGTATTCATGGTGAAATAAAGCCAGTGTTGTCCAGTAAGATGAAAATGAATGTTATCTTCGATGAGAACCCTAAAGTTGAAACACTTAAGAAGATTGGATGGGTCTCAGAATATCCAGATAGCAAGCCAATAATTTGTATGGTTCCCTTTGATGCTCCTAATTTAACAACTGAATGTGTGATATCAATTCCACCATTCAAAGAGATCAACAGCAGAAGTAGAATGTTTAAGGTAACTGCTATAACAACTATTCTAGAATACCCAGACTGCTGGACATGTACTCTTGCACCAATCTTTGATGATGCTGATACAAAAGACACCTATGAAGATTCTAATTATAATTATGCTGTAACAACCGAGACACCAACAGAAGATACATCAAGCAATAATTATACATTCTTAAAGGTTGATCCATGAGAATCGAATACAGTTTAACTGGTGAACAAGATGAGATGGACTTGGGAAGAGAATTTTGTGCTTTGATTACTAACCTGATAAAGCATGAAATTAAGGATAGCCTGTATAGATATAAGATGCAACAAAAAGAACAGGATCTTATTAATGCAGAGTGGATACAATGGAAGAGTAAACCGAAGAATTTAAATGTTGTTAAGCTTTGTTATTACATTGCTGATAACATTATTTTCAAGTGTAGAAGAAATAATAGTTACTTAATCGAAGTTAATAGATCTGTTACCATGAGGTACAGTAATACACCACTGGAAGCAGTTGCTCGATTCTTAGACAAAGGTAATAATGTATCTCAATACACTGGCTTTATTGACAAAGTGTTTAAGAAGTATCGTGACAACATTAAGAAGTATTGGGAATCTTTTATCTTTAAGAAACTTAATAGATTGGCTGTTAGTTCAATTGTTTTAATCTCATAAAGGAGGTGTTGTGGATTGAGCGTATACATGTATGACGAAGCACTTGTTGCCGATCTGAGACGGATCGTTGACGATGACAGAATAACCATAACTCCTCCTGATAATGTCTTTAGGACTATTGGAAGAATTGCTGATGACAAGATTGAGTTTCCACTGATCTCATTAACAAGAACAGGGTGGTCAATTAGCAATAATCGTCCACACTTTATGAAACATGAAGGAGTGGTGGCTGGGTATGATGACATATCCAAGAAGTATAAAAGAGTTCAAAGCATCCCAATAAGAATAAGTTATCAGGTTGATGTGTGGACAAAGACAAGAATCGATAATGATAATATATTAAGAGAACTCATCTTTTATTACAGTGTTCACCCAACAATGAAAATTGTTATCCCTTATGGTTTGAACATAGAGATTGATTTTAATATATTTATAGATGAAGACATTGAAGATAACTCAGATATAATTGATCATTGGAGCAAGGGACAGTACTTCAGACAAACGTTTTCAATCTATACTGATGATGCTTATTTATGGAAATCTTCTTCTAGGTTCCCAACATTTGTTGATGTTAATATTGACGTAAAGGAGTGATATATTGTTAGTTATATTTAATAAAACAGGTAGAGCCTTACCAGTTATGGGAGTTTCAATCCCACCGAAACAGTCAGTTAACTTTAGTTCAGGAATGACTAAGTCAATTAAACTGTTGGAATCTAATGGTCTCATCTCAGTAACAGAGATCAAAGACGTTGATCAACCAAAGATAGTAAAGAAATCTAAGGAAGATCCTAAGGTATTTGTACCTGATTCAGAATAAAAGAAAGTGAGTGGTGTTTATGCCTTCAATTAATATCCAAGAAACAGATAATACAGTCTATGGCTTGTCAACAGTAACCAATGACAACATTGTATTTATCCCTGGATCAGCAATCACTGGTCCATCTGACGAGCCTGTCTTAATTGGCTCTGGTGCAGAATTCATAAGTAAATTCGGACCTTATGCTCCTGAACGTGGAGATAGCACTGTTGGATCTACATGGGATTACGCTTATAACCTGTTACTCTATGGTTTACCAGTCCTCTTCAAACGTATTACAACCAAGACCGATGTTGGTGGAACCGTTACATCATTAGTAACTAAAGCGACTGCAGATTTGAAAGATCTATACACTGAAGTCGGTGTTGTCGTTGGTAAGGTTACTGAGTTGTATGGTGGTTCATATGGTAACTCTTTAAATGTTACTGTTGAAAGATTAACCACTTCAATTTACTTCAGAGTCTATAGAGATGCTAAGTTGATTGAAAGTGTTCGAGTTATTAACATTACTGTTGGAGAAACTGAAGCTAACATAAGAGCTAAGTTACTTTTAGCAATTCCAATGTTAAGTTTAACAACTGTCAAAATTGAGATCACTGATCCAATTAAATTTGCATTAGCTCCAATTGTAAGTCTTAAGTTGGCTGGTGGTACAGATGCTGATGATGAAGAAGTCTTAGCACAGATCCCAGCATCCTTTGAAGGACTGCTTGACAAATATGTTTATGACATTAAATTTGTAACATCTGGTGGATACACTGATTCAACCTCAACCGATACTCCAATCTCTGATGCAATGATTCTGTTAGCAGAAACTCGTGGAGATAGTACTTCAATCCTAGACATGCCTTTGGGAACTCCTCCTGAAGATGTCACAAGCTTCTGGACAGCTCTTAATACTTCTTATGGTACAGCCTTCGGACCTTGGTTCTTTACCAAGCTTAAAGATCGTACAGAGAAGTGGATGCCACCTTCCTTTATATTCTTGAGAGCTCTTGCTAAGTCCTTGAGTGCTGGAAACAAAATCTGGAACCCACCTGCTGGTGTGAAGAGGGCATCTATTACAGAAGCCATCAAGCCAGAATACGAAATTGGTGGATCAATCCTGGATTCATGGCAGGAAACTAATCCACAGTGTGTCAATCCAATTATGAAACTCCGACAGTATGGTTATGTAATCTTCGGTCAGAGAACTCTATATGCAACGATTGATGGAGCAACTGATAAACGTTCAGGTCTCCAAGAGTTAGGTGTTAGAATAACTGCTAATGAAATTAAACGCTTAATCTTTAATATCTCATTAGGTTTATCCTTTGACCAGAACACTCTTAGAACTTGGAATGAGTTTAGAGGTCTCTTAGATCCTCAGCTGGCTCAGATGAAAGCCGATCGTGGTATTACAGATTACCAGATAATTATGGATGAAACTGTAATTACTGACCAAGATGTAAATGAAAACAAAGTTCGTGGTAATGTTCGAGTTTCAATCACTCGTGCTTCAGAAGACTTTGATATCAACTTCGATTTAGATCCACAGTCTACTATCTTCACCGAGACCGTATCCGAATTCATTATTTAATTAGAAAGGTGGTAAAAGTAATATGCCAAGAAATACTCCGTTACAATTAGGAACTTATCATATGGTACAGAATGCTGGCTTTGAACCTCAAAGAAACAATAACTTTGAAGTCCAGATTATTGATATTGGATCACTTAAGTCTGTCGATAAAGGCAATTCACTTCCTTCAAACGCAAGTGACTTGATAACTTTATCAGTGGCATCTTATGCTGCTCCACAAATTAATATCTCAGCAATCAGTGTTGCCTATGGTAATAACAAGATTAAGTATGCAGGTGTTCCTGAATTCCCAGATTCAACTATTGTACTTAATGACTACATTGGTGTTAACATCGAAAGAATCTTATCTGCATGGCAAAAATTGGTTTACAATCCTAAGACTCAGGCAATTGGTAATGCAGTTGATTATAAGAAGGTTGGATATCTGTTAGAATTCGATCCTTCTGGACAACAGTGTCGACAATGGCAACTTAACGGTGTCTGGCCGACTCAGTTACAGCTTGGTGACTTTAATCAAGAAGGTAACAGCGTTCGACAGATTACTATGTCTCTTAGTTATGATCATATTATTCCTCTGGACTGATATATAACCAAGATTGATTCGAGTTCACTTGTAAGAACTTATTGAGTATACCAAATTCAGTTGATTAAAACAAAGCCTAAGAGGTTTCCGCAAAAGAACTTAAAACATTCTGGAGACCTCTGAGAGCTTTATCTATTATTATATTTCTAGGAGGAAATTACAATGGTAAAAAGAACAAACACAAGACTGTCAATTCAAGAAACTCATGAGATTCCAAGTCGTGGAATTTTATATGATGGAGTCCCTTCAACATTAACATTAAGGGCAATGGATACACTGGATGAGAAAAGACGTTTATCTGGCGTTGGCTATCCTGCAATCGCTGATTTAATTAATGGTTGTATCACTGATAACGACACCGTTGATGCTAGACAACTTAAGCTGCAGGATTTACAATTCTTAATGTATAAGCTCAGGATAGAAACCTATGGTCCAGATTATAAACTTAACTTAATGTGCCCTAATCCAAAGTGTTATAAGACTGGTGAGTTTACAATAAATCTCGATACGCTCCCGATAACTTATCTAGAAGATGACTTCTCAGAACCTTTCTTAATCGAGAAATTACCTAAGAGTGGTGACATTATTGAAGCAAGACTGATGTCTGTTTCAGATTATATTTCTTTAGACAATGACGTAAAGAGAACGCTTGCTAAGAATAAGGACTATGAGGGCGACCCAGAGATTATTATTAAACCAACCTATCAGATTGTCAAGGTTAACGGAGAAGAGATTCCATCATATAAAAGACAGACGTATGTTGAGAAAATGCATGCAATGGACAGACGATTCTTTGATTGTAAATATTTAGAAGTATTCAACAGTTTTGGTCTAGATACACAAATGGTAGAGATCTGCCCAGTGTGTGGAGAGGAGATCCTTTTCGACCTGCCTGTGACGGACGAGTTCTTTCGACCCACATACTAAGCTTGATGATGGGCGATGGTATCGACAAGTCAAATATGAACACATACTTGAAGAACAAACGAGGATAGCTTATTACAGCAAAGGTGGCATATCGATCTCAGATACTGACAAGGTTACTGAGTTCGATAGAAAACTGATCCTCAAAGCAATGAGCAAAATTGTTGAAGAGGAACGTTCTGCAAGCACTCCTGGTGTTCGATATAATTAAATTATGAATTGGAGGTGAAGATATTGGCAAATGACAAAGGCAAGACACCTGATAATGACTCGAATAAAAATAACAGTGATCCTCTAGGAACCAAAAGAAGTAATCCTTTTAGATCTAATAAGACTGACAAATATGATTTTATTTCAGTGGATGTTAAAGGTGTCTCAAAAGACGTTGAAAAGATCTTCAGTGTTGCTAAGTCTGAATTATCCAGTTATAATAAAGTTTACAATAAAACTATTGATAACATGATCTCTTATACAGAGAAGAGTTATGACTCAATGTATTCTAGATTAAGAAGCAAACACAACTCTTATATGTCAGACATCTATGGCAGTCAAAAAACTAATGCTGCCAAGATGGATGACTTGTTTGGTAAGCCTGTTAAGAAGCAGATTATTATTGACTCACAAGGTACTGTTAAGAACCTTGATGCAGTTGCTCCTTCAAATAAGGAACCAACTGACAAAGAATCTAAAGGTCTTGTTCAACATGGTGCTGAACTCATTGTTGGAACGCTTGAAAAGTATCTTGATATTTGGATTGATCGTTTCTTAAATGGTGTTAATAAAATTGCTGGAACCTATGAAGCAACTTACAAAGGTGTTTCAGTAATGATGAATGAAAACCAATCTCAATACATGGGTTGGCAGACATCTGCAATGGGTGAGATTAAGAACATGGGTCTCACTAACAATGTCGCAATAAGTGCTGTAATGAGTGAGTTGTCTGACATTACTAAGATGGGTGTTATTGGTGAACGTGCTAAGAATAAGGCTCTTGCTGATACAATTAGTAAGACTCTTTCTCCATACATTAGCACAACTACAGATGCTTATACAGATCTACAGTTCAAACTTGGTGACAACTTCACAACCTCAATGAGAGGAATGGGAGCATCAATACAAGAACAAACAGGTCAGTTAAGATTCTTAGTTAAGAATGCTGATGACATTTTAACAAACATGGAACCAATGTTCTTGAATGCTAAATCAGATTCCTTTGATAAACAATTCTCACAGATGGCAGGAACGCTTGAACAAATGGTTGCTTCTGGAGATATTACATCAGTTCAAGCTGAACAGTATAAACAAGACACTTATAGTTTAGTAATGGATCAATATGGAACATTACAGAATGGAACGACTGCTCAAATAACTGCCCTTAATGACATGTACAACAAGGGTGTTAATCCTGAAGATGATATTGCTAAAACATTGGCAACCTATGGTAAAACCTCTGCTGATCTTATGAATCTTGCAGATACATCTGGTGTCTTTGGTGGTGTTAACAGAAGTGCTGTTGGTACAAATCTTGTTGGTGGTAGTTCACAAATGTGGTACACTCCTGAAGAATCATCAACATGGATAGAAGCTCTTAATAAGATGTCTGAGATAGATCCAAATGCTTCTGGAGAACAACTTCTTAAACAACTTGAAGATGACAAGTACACCACAGCATTAGAAGCAAAAGATACATGGACAGAAAATCAATCTTTAGCAACTGCTCAATTCAAACAGACTTATCCTGATGCTTATACATTATTAGAAGGAATGGCATTGTCTTTAAAAGCAATTGTATTTGCAACTGCTGCATCTGGCATTACTAACCTCTTCTCTGGTAGTGGATCTTCTGCAGTTGGAAAGATGTTTGGTAATGGTACTGGTAAGATTATCAGTGAGTCAACTGCTCTTGGTGCCAAAGAAGCAATCAAAACAACAGGATCTAAATTCTTGACTTCTGCAACAAGTATTCTAAGCACTAATGCTGCAAAGATTGTCGGTGGTGCTGGTGGTGCTTTAGCTCTTGGACTTGATGCCTATCAAGGATATAAGAAAGCTGATGAATGGAAGACAAGTCAAACTGCTTCTGCTGTTGGTGGTGCTCTTGGTGGATCTGGTAAAGGTCTTGGAGAAGGTGGACTAATAGAGGTTGGTGGGAACATTGCTCTCAACGCATTGAAAGGTGCTGCAATTGGAACAATCTTTGGACCAGTTGGAACATTAGTTGGTGCTGGAGTTGGTGGATTGTTTGGTGCCATTGGTGGTAAACGATTTGCAGAGGGCATGGATACTGTTACAGATACGTTAGGGAAGTTTGGAAAACAAATAAGTGGATCTACAAATGCTTTCTCAGAAACAATGGGGAAACTTGAAGATCAATTTAAAAACCAGACAGAGATAATGAAAGATGAACATAACACCAATGTTACTCAGATGGAAGACCTTAAGAAGACTTGGGAATCTGCTACAACTCTTGAAGAGAAACGCAAGATCCTAGTTGATAAAGGAATCATGACGAATGAAGAGGCATCCAATTCAACATCTGCTAAGCTCGAATCAATGTTTGAAAACTATTACAAAGACTCAACTACTCAGGAAGAAGTCAGAACAACTGCAGAGAAAGAGTATTACAAAGAACGACAGAAAGCTACAGAAGACCAGTTCAATGCTGACTTAGATAAGAACAAACAAATATTAAAAGACCAATTAAAATCTAAGACAGGTGATGAATTAAAAGCCTTCGGAGAAGACATTGGATTAAATGAACAACAAATTAAAAACATCCAAAACTCTAAAGGCAAGTTCAATGAAGAGAATCTTATTAATGCTATCATCAACAATACTTCAAAGGTTGGAGAAGGTGCAACTGATACAGAGAACTCTAAGATCTTAAACAAGAAGTATAATTTAAGTTTGAATGGTCTTGATCCTGAACAAGCTGCAGTTGACAATGCTGCATACGCTACAAAGATGGCAGAAGAGAAAGCTAAGACTGCAACTGCTGAAGCTACTAAGGCTCCAACTAAGACAGTAAACTTTGGCATGGGAAATATTCTTGGATATGCTGTTGGAGATGATCTTGTTTCTAAAGACTCCATTGTTAAGGTACACCAAGATGAAGGAATCTTAACGAAGGATGACAATCGGGAATACAGAAAAGTTCAGCAAGCAGTTCCAGTAATAAGTGATTTCATTAATAAAGCGTCATCTTTGACAGCTACAAATAACACTGACAATACAAGTAATCAGACTATTGATCTTGACAACACTGATGTTATTAAAGCACTGTATGATATTGCAAATAATATTGTGACAGCAGTCAAAGGAATCAGTGTCGGCAAGGATACGACAGCAACAAATAATCTATTATCAAAAGGTGGAACCTCGAGTTATGATTTTAACTTGACAAACTTAGTCCCATCAATGCCAACTAACAGGTAGGTGAGAAATGAATTTAAACTATGAAAGTAATAACTATCTTGTCAAGTATCTACAGACATTCTTGCAAGAGAATTATTCAACGTCAATAAATGTATCTGGTCGATATGATTCTGAAACACATGAATACCTTTTAAATTACCTAAGACTACCAAACACTTCTAACATTGAGATAATAAACACTGCATTGAAAGCTGATTTTGTTGAGCTTTTTGACAGGTTCATCTTATACAGAAGTAGCAGTGATTTAGTATTTGTAAGTAAGGTTTATGACACAGATACGATAAGATACATTGATGATATCCGATATGAATTGTCTGATTATGTTAACAAATATGGCTATGTAATCTCTGAGTTATCTAACTCTAACAATAGCGATACAACAAAATTAAGAATAGTCATTAAAGGGAAAGATAAGAAAGACTTATTTCCAAACAAAGATATGTTATGTCTTGTCAATTCCTTTAATAACAGATACATCTACAACATGGCAATCGTTGATAATATTGGTCAGGATGACATCCTCCATGAATCAGCTGGATACAAAGTTGGAGTTATTCCATGTGAACCAAATACAACTTATGGAATTTGCCATGGTTATGATCATACAACACCAATCGTAGTATCTTCAAGTATGCATAGTTTAAAAGAAATAAGTCTTGGAGACATCTCAGTTGATAACACTGTTAGTGTAAACTTAGGTGTCTCCACCTTTTTAAATTACACTACATCAGATACTTGCAAACATTTATTAATTCAGATGCCACACACAAGTAATATTATAGACAAGACAACAACTGTTAAAGTTCCTGTGCTTGTTGGTGATGTTAATCTTGACAACGTTGTTAATAAGACTGATAGAGATCTGTTAAAAGGATTCATTGATTCTAATACAGTCTTAAAAGGAATGCAATTCGTTGCAGCAAATACAGATACATCTCATAAGACAAATGGTCAACAGGTCATTGACAACTGGGATCTTGCAAAACTTGATGATTATCTGGAGGGTGTTGTTGGGAACCTTGGCGTTGTCTATTATGATCAATTAATAAATGATGGGACAAGCGATTACAATAAACTCCTTGTAATTCAAGGGGACTACTCTAATCTTAATGTTCCTGCTGAAGAATTCATTACAGATCCTTGGTCTGTCCATGGTAAGTTCTTAAATTATCTTATGGACATTGGGATTACAGGTTACAGTAATCAAGATGATATTTATTATGCACAGAAGCTTATTGGGAAATTATATACCAGTTATTCTTACAATCCAGGGTTATTCGATTCTGAAATGAGAACATACATCAAAGAGTTCCAAGACTCAAGAGATATAAATTTCTCCTTTGGATATCTTGATGTTGAAACAGAAGCTGAGATATTAAAAATATTATCAGATAAAGGAGGTATCTCAGTATGATAGGGTGTTATGTTTCATTAAACACAATAAAAGATAATGTAGCAATAGAACTTCCAAGTTATCCAGATGAATTATCAGATAATACCAGTGCTAACTGGGCTGATCAAACAATAGTCGGAAGAAGTTCACCGATTGCAGCATTCACTGGAACTGGTTATAGAAATGTGAGCTTTAACTTCTTGATGCATCGTGAGATGGCTAATAACATTGAAGAGGTTATAAAGTTTCTAAGGTCTACAGTCTATCCTTCTTATCAAGCTTCTGGATTAATACCTCCAATAACAACTTTCAGATTTGGAGCCTTCAGAATAAAAGGAATTGTAAGATCTGTTGGCTTCGTTTTCAAGAAACCAATTATTAATGAGGTCTATCAACTTTGTGAAGTTTCAATAAACATTGACAGTACACCAGAAAATGTAATTGATGTTGATTATATCATGTACTCAAGTTCAGCTATGAATCCAATGAATGACTAAAGGAGATAACTATGAGTGATTACAGACCAAAGTTTGATCAATATAAATATCCAATGTCACCTGCATATTTATCTAATCTTAGGGATATTTATTATGATGTTGAGTATGTGAAGCCAGCGATATATAAATATGTTTCAAGATATCAGGAAACAAGACAGATAATAGATGCTGAGACAAGAAATGTACATCATGAGACATTTAATTACAAGGTTATTAAAGAGAGTAAAGAAGATAAGTATCTTACTGTTGATAACATTAGTGCTAATCGTCTTGACATTATTTCCCTGTATGAATATGGGAGTCCAACTTATTGGTGGGTGTTAGCAGTTGCTAATAATATCTTAGATCCATTCAATATTTCTCTCGATACAATAATAAGAATCCCTCCATTATTTGCTCTTTATAATAAAGGAGGTGTGTTAGAAGATGCCTACTAAGTCAGAAGGTATTAAAGTTCTAAATAACACACTCTCCTCTCTTAACACAATCCTAACCAAGTCTTATTACAGTGTCTGGGTTAAGTTTACCATTGGAGAATTTGTAATAAATACAGCTTCAATGGAGAATAATTACTTTATGCACCTTGAAAACGTTAAGAATGGGACTGGTCAAGCTAATCAATTTACGATTACTTTGGCATATGTTCCAAGACTTGGACCTGGATTGTCAGGTACTATTTACGACGCAGACTATTTAGATCAAATAATTGTTCAGTCGAATAGAAAGTGCAAAATACAATATGGATATAGTCACAGCCAAGATAACTTGATTTCACCTGAGTACAATGGCATGATTATAGACTATGGAATTGAAATAAGAGATGGCATGTTGTTATACACTCTTACAGGTTACAGTGGTTTGGTTGCAATTGCAAACACTTCTTTAAACTTTGATGCTAAGAAGAATATGAAACCAACAGAAGCAGTTGCAGAAGAATTAACTGCTAAGCTTGCTAATCTCGGATACACAGTTGAATGGGAAGATGGTGTAAAAGGCTCTGATAAATTGCCAACAAGTACAGATGACTCAAAGACTCCAATTATTCCAGCGATGTCAGATGTAACTTTATTTCAATATGTTGATTCAGTCCTTGGAATGGCTGTCTATGAAGGAAACGATATTAATACAGATGATCCTCTGAAATTATCCACTTATTATTATAACATAAGTGATAGTGACATGAAGATTTACATTGGTAGGAACGATCCAACAGAAGAATCTGTAAATACTCAGTCAGCTATCTTTGTATTCAATTGGATGGACAGAACTAATAACATTGTTCTTGATTTCAAGCCAGACTTCAAAGGTTCTGTACTAATGTCTATGGCATCTCAGATAGCTTCAGATTCTTATGCTATTGGACCTGATGGTAAGAAAGTTGATAACACAAGATACATAAGCAACTTTCCAATTGCAGGTGGTCAAGCAGTAGAAGATGGTGTTGCTGATGTATTAACATGGTCAGATGCAGTTAAGATATCTTATAAAGCCACTCTTATGTTGGTTGGTGTTCCTTGTGAAGTTCCAATAGGTGCTTACATTAAAGTAGTTCCTTTAATTTATGGCAAACCTCATCACACTCAAGGAACTTATATGGTTACAAAATGCACTGACATAATTGATTCAGGTGGGTTTATCTCTTCTTTAAATCTTGTTAAGATTAATTCAGAAGAGGTTACTAACTTTACAACAATGATTAGTCAGACAAGTGCATCAAGTAATATGCCAGCAAAATCTGAAATGAATTACAAGTACCAGGAAACAAAAGATAAGAATTTAGCTAATGGTAAAACAGAGAATGGTGGAGGTATCAATAATGGCGGAAGTTAATATTCAATCAAAATTATCCTCATACAAAAGCTTCTACACGCCATTAAAAGGAATTGTAACAAGAGAAAATACAGATGACCCTCTTAGACTTGATAGAATCCAGGTTAGAATACCTTCTTATCATGGAGAAGAGAAGAAACACTTGATTGGAACTGGTACAGATCCTGGAGGTTATCCATGGGCACAGATGTGTGTCCTTGACTTCAAAGAGAATGGTAAAAATGTGTTCTCTTCAGTGACTTCAACTGTAAAAGATGCTGTTTCAAACTTATTCGGTAAAAGAAACCTTGGAGAGAAGAAGGAAACCAATATTCCAATCATTTATCCCAAGACTGGAGATACAATCTGGTTAATGTTTGAAGGTGGAGACATTAGATGTCCAATTTATATGGGGTCTCTTTCCTCGACTGTTAAAGCATTAGCAGTTTCCTCTGGACTATCTGGTCTTATCGGTGGTGACCTTGCAAAGATTGCAGCACAAGTAATAATGTCTAATGAAGGATCTTATGACTCAATAAACTGGGATGATGTTGGTAAAACATCAGTTGGAGTCTTACAATGGAGAGATAGTAGAGCACAGAAGTGTTTCAGTTATATCAGAGAAGCAAATTCAGCTTCTTTTGACTCAGCATGTGCTTCAAATAATGCTTCTGACTTTGTAAGCATGGTAAGTGGCTCATGGCCAGGACTATTCTCTGAATACTCAGCTGTTGGTAGTGCAATGTCAAGTATAATTTCAACTGACTACTCAAAAACTGGTCAGGATAAGTTATTGCAGGAAGATGTATCAGGATACTTGCAAGTTGGTAGAGATCTAGGACTAACAGATCCTGCAGCACTAGTATTCTTTGCAGACTGTTATAATCAATCACCAGCAGGAGCTGAAAGCATTGTTGTTGCTGGAATGAGCTTGGACGATATCTACAATGCTTCCTTAAATGCAGGAGGTCTAAGTGGTAGTTCAAATTGGTTATCACCAAGACGTTCTAAGACATATGAGATGATAAAAACATTACAATCTCAAGGTGCTTTCAATCAACAACAAGCATCAAGTGCAGGTGGAACATTATTGTGGCCAGTCCCAGGTGCAGGATTAGATTCAAGTGATCCAACGAACTTATTTGGAAACAGAATTAATCCTTACTCTGGAGAATATAAGATGCATAATGGTGTAGATATTCAGGCACCAACAGGAACGCCATGTATTGCAGTATTTGATGGAGTTGTGAAGAGGGCAGGTAGTGGAGATGGATATGGTAATCGTGTCGATGTTTATAAACCTGATGGTTCAATGTCAACTTTATATGGTCATTTATCAGCAATAACAGTAAGTGTAAATCAAACAGTTACAGCAGGAACAGTTATTGGATTGGTTGGAAGTACTGGTAATTCTACAGGTCCACATTTACATTTCAGTTTATTCAATGAACCTGCTGGAGAAGCCATAGATCCAGTTCCATATATTGGATCACCATAAAGAAAGGACAGTGATATAAATGTTAGCAGAGAATTCGATCTCGTTCCCGAACATCGTAAATGTTTCAACAGGCTTCTCACAATACAGTTATGATTTACAATCTATTAATGAATGCCTTGGACTATTGTTTACGACTAGTCGTGGAGAATTACTTGGTGATCCTTTATTTGGAACTAACTTATTAAAGTTAATACATGAACCAAATGATTATGTCCTTCAGGACTCAGTCCAAGATGAAATATTAAAAGCTGTTAAGTACTATGAGAATAGAGTAACAATGAATGAGAGCAGCATAACAATGATCAACGAAGATAACAAGCTCACAATAAACCTGAATTATTATGTTAAAAAGTCTGGTGAAATTGGTGAGTTTGAATTAGTAATGATGAAAGGGGATTTAAATGTCTGATAATAACTTATCGAAATTATCTTATACAAGCAGAGATTATGCATCTATCTTTCAAGACCTTGTTAACGCTATTCCATCCTTAACAAACACATGGGTTGCAAGGGAAGAAACAGATCCAGGGATAGTGTTAGTTAAACTCATGTCAATGCTTGGAGATATGTTATCATATAACCAAGATAAAATGGTTTTGGAATTGTATCCAGAGTCAGTGACACAACGTAAGAATGCTGCACAGATATTCAACTTAATTGGTTATAAGATGCACTGGTATCGATCTGCAAGATCTGTGGCGACACTAACGAATGTTAATGTTAATCCTGCAACTGTTCCAAGATATACAAAATTTGTAACATCTGATGAATCTCTCTGTTACACCAATGTTTACCAACTGGAGCTTCCAAGTAACACGACTAACAGTGGTATAGAATATCAGCTTGAACTCGTTCAGGGTCTTCCTAAGACTCCAACGATAGCTTCTGGATCTATTGCACCTGAATATAATGCAGCATGGCATTCTGTTTACTCTTTTAATGTTGTTTCAAGTGAAATTGTTTCCAACAGATTGTATATTAATGACGGAAATATTGATGAATCTACAATAACTCTGATAGATGATGTTGGAGCAGAATGGATTCAAGTGAACAATGTTGACATCATGACAGCTACTGGTAAATTCTTTGAATTAAAAGTTGATGAATATGACAAAGCTTATCTTAAGATGGTAAATTACTGGTCAGACTTTGACTTGAAAAGATTTAAGTTATTCTATATTGTTTCTAATGGTGAGTCAGGTCAGATCTCAAGTAACACATTGGTAAGATCTATTACACCAATCTACACAATAACAGGAGATACAAACAACCGAACTTTTACAGATGTTTCTTCTGACATAAGAATACTTAACAGAGCAAGTACATATGGATATAATCCAATGACACCAGATGAAGCTCGAGCAGACTCTGCTAAATATGTTAACACATATGATACTCTGATAAATCTTGATGACTTTACGAGAGCTACAATGAGATTAAATGGAGTTGCAAATTGTATATCTTTGGACAGTTCAAATGATCCAAACCCAGATCTTCCTTCTAATACTGTTAAGATCTATATTACTAAGGAACCTGAGTACGAAGACATAAATCCTGAGTCTTACAACGAGTACATTAATACAGAGTTAAGAAGTTACAAGCTTATTCCAATTGATATTATTGTTGATACAACATCAATAAATTATTATTACTGGACTGTAAAAGGCGACTTATTCTTAACGACTCCTGCAACCATTGACAAATGTAATGACCTTCTTGTTCGTGTTAACAATCAATTAAGATTTATGTTCAGTCAATCAAAGGTTGGGTATAATCAAACAGTTAAGTTCTTGGATGTTATAAACAAAACAATGTTAACTGACAAGGTTATAAATTATGCTGAGATAGATCCTATTGAGTACAAAGACAGCTTGGGAAATATTGTTCCGAACAATGTTATCACAGGGAAGTATACACAAGAATTCCCTAACCATAATGTTTCAGTTCCAAACTTTAATTATACTTTACAGGCTCTTGAGTTCCCAATAAAACCTGGATCTGTAATCTTGAAAGCTGAAGTTGGTCTCTACACAATCTATGACAATGGAAATGGCAAGTTAATAGATGATAATGGTCTTTTAAGACAGTACGGATCTATAAATTATAAGACAGGTCTCATCTCTTTTGAAACGAACATCCTTTTGAATGTTCCATTAACTCTTGTTTATTACAAGAACGTTGTTAACATGGTTGTCTATCAAAACTTTAATACACAATACTTTAATGTTGCAACTGAAAGTGTAAAGGTGTAATAATGATTAACACAAAGGGAATGGTTCCAAAGACATATAACAATTCAAGAGATTTTCAGGTGCTTAATAAACTTCTTGATCTCTCAGTTAATATTCCTAAGTCAGATATTAATAATCTGAACAGGATATTTGATCCTAAGATGTGTCCTGAACATATGTTACCATTGTTGGCAAGTTATGTTGGTTATGAATATGATTATAATGAATCAGTTTATGCCAACAGACTTATCATTGAATATTTCCCTCTTCTAATAAGACATCGTGGAAGTGAAATTGGAATCTCTCTGGCATTAGCAATCGCTATCAATGCTGCAGATGACTTCAACGATCTTGAAATGACATCCTTATTTAGTATCGATTATATTAAAGAAGAGGGGTTAATAAATCTTTATGTTTATTCTAAGAATTACATTAAGAAGATAGATTACTTGCTGAACATCGCTAAGCCAGTTGGTCTTAAATATGAGTTAATTAATTCAGAGCCATTATATTCAGTTGATAAGATTTCTTTCACAGATGTCTGGGATAAGTATAAAGAGTATTATCCAAACAGTAACAGATACAAGGTTGGAAGCAGTGTTGGGTTTGGTCAAGTTTCTAAGAATTCGGAGGGTTAGAATGGAAAGTGTACAATCATCTCAGTTACTCCCACAAATTAATGTCTTGATAAATAAAAGAGACAGTAAGACTGGAAGAATTCTTGAGACTCGAATGGTTAAGAACAGAGTTACAAAATTGGCATTACTTGGAATTGTAAGACTGATAAATGGGGAGTTCAATAATACGACTCCTTTGAACATTGAGAATTATATTCCAAAGTATTTAGCACTCGGATCAAATACAGCTGAAGAAATATCTCCAGGAGTTACAACAGAGGTAACTGTAAATGATTCACGACTGCTTGATGAAATAATCGGATCAAACAACTTACAGCAACGAATCTTGTTAACACAGAAGAACATACTAGAGAATAATCTGGTAAATCCTTATATCAAGTTAACAATGAAAGTCTTTATTCCAACAGATGCATTTGTAAATGAAGTTATTGGAGAAGCAGGGTTGTTTACACAGTCCTCTGGCAATAATTGTTGGGCAAGAGTTGCTTTTGCACCATTTACAAAGACCTATAATGAAGTTATTGACGTTACATGGGACATAAACATTATGTCTGTTGTATAATATAGAAAGAAGAGTGAGATAATGGCTACAGATGTTGCTAAATACTATCTAACACAGAACATTGTTGTTTATCCAAGTAGTAATTCAATTGACAATGGTAAATTGACTATTGAAGAGAACTTAAAGAACATGGTTTCAAGAATAACCAGTCGTAACTATGCTTTAAAAAGTTCAGACTTTGTCCTATCAATTGTTGGTGGGAAGATTCAAATTGGTGCTGGTTCTGGTAACATACAAGGCTATGATGTTGTAAGTTCTGCTGCACTGCTTCTTGATAATCCGATCTCAGAAGTCGGTTACAAACTCATTGGTCTTAAAGTAACCAAAGATGGTTCTAACCATGTTCGAGGAGAAGTTTTAGATGGAAATGACACTTACTTCGAAGGAATATGGGCAGGATTCTTCCCAGAAGCTTCTGCAACTGATCCAGATCTATTAATTCTTGGAAGAGTCTACTGGGATGGCTTAGCATTCACAGAATTAGTAAGAGATTCAAAGATAACCCATAGAATTGATGCAGATAAAATTGATATTGATATTTCTGGACCAAAACCAACTGCTGTCAATCTTGATCTCGAAGGAGCCTTTAATAAACTGCCAGACTGGTATGTTTCAAAATATGGTGACTTCATGGTTGGTAACTTTGAGTTAATAAGTAATAATGGAATTACAGAAGGTCTTGCATTCCCATCAGCATTAGCTTCAGCAAGATTTACAGTTGGAACAAGTACAAATACGGGAGCAACACTTGCTTCTATGGTTCCAAGTAATAATAATATATTTTCTAAGCTAATGTCAACAGCAACAGGGTTTACAGGATTATCTTCTGGAGTTGCTAACAATGTAACCAACATTGGGTTTCCAACAAGCAACAGTACACTATTCAGAATTCAAAATACAACAACTGGTGGTAGTGCTGGCTCTGGTAATATAGACTTTGTTGATGGTAAGATAATTATTAACAGTCTTAACAAAGGGATTGAAATAAAGAGTCCAAATGGTTCTTTAGCTGATAATTTAACTGCTTTACTGTCCAGTAACACTTTAAGCATTAAGACAGCAACATCAAACAAACATACTTTTGGATATGACTCAACTGGAACAAATCCTTATTATACTATTGGCTCTTTAACTTTAAGAACTGTTGGAACAGATACAAGTATTGTGTCGAATGGTAATGTTTATGTTCAGATTGCTCCAAGCATTAGCACAGGATCAATAGTTGCATCTGGAAGTGTTAAAACTGGTGTTGGCATCTCTTATATTATTGAAGATGAAAACAGTCTAAAACAATATGTCAGCAATGTTCCAATAAATCTTATCAATGTTGATGGTCTTATCTCTAATAAAAGTTATGGGTTAACACCAACCATTGCAACACCGTATTCAGGAACATATTACAGTAAGACATCTTATGAAGCAGGAGTATTACAATCTGTTTATAAGAATACTCTTGGTAATTCTTCAATTAAATTCATTGGATCTGGATCAAATTCAGCAGAATTATTGTATAATTATACAACCAGCAGATTGAACTTAACAGGAGACTTTACAGTATCTGGGGATATTAAAGCAAGCCGAGTTTATAATGCTGTTTATAATGACTATGCTGATTTCGTAAAAATGGATAAAAGTATGTCATATGAACCTGGAGATATAGTCTCTAAAAAGGTTGGAGTTGATGAATACACATTAGCAACGGAGACTAATAAGAAGTTAGTGGTTGGAGTTTACTCTGACACATATGGACAAGTTCTTGGTGGCGATGATCTTGATAACATGGAAGACAATCTTGAAAATTACATCCCAATAGCTGTTGCTGGTAATGTCTTTGTTAAAGTCATTGGCACAATTGAAGAGGGAGATCTAATTACAGTATCATGTTTTGATGGTGTTGGTGTTAAGGTAACATCTATTGAAGACAGTTTTGGAACAATCATTGGAAAAGCATTAGAAAGTAAGACATCTTATGGAGTTTCAAGAATAAAAGCTCAAGTAATTTTACTTTAAAAATAATGTTAGGATGGTGTAAATAAATGGCGACTTTTAGTTTTACTAATGGGAAAGGGTTCTGTATAGATTGGTCAACAAATCAGAGAGTCAGAGTAAAATCTGTCTCTTTCAGGATTGGTAACTGTCATTCAGGAATTAATACTGGTGCTGGTAATTCAGTTGCAGGAATAAGAGGAGCAAGACTTGGTCTGTGGAATAGAAAACAGAACCAAGGAGATTCAGCAATTTCTCCAACATGGTATCAAGAATCAGATAACTCTGGACCAACTGGATCTGGTGGAACATACTGGACATCTGGAGACTTCTACACAAAAACTGCTTACTTAGATGCTGTTGTAGAACCTGGGACATACAGCATTGGAGTTTGGTCTCCTGTTAGTGGCTCAAGTATTTGTATCGGTTGGGGTGGACCAGAGTCTACTTTGTATGATGCTCTTGGTAATGCATGGGAAAGTTTTGCAGGGACATCTCTTGGACCAACAAGACCAATATGGTACTCAGTTGTAACAGCTCCTGCAGATGACAGACCAACAATAAACTTCGCAAGTCCTCCAGAGAAAACTCTTGTAAAGCATGACGCATTATTTAGAGTTGAGTACACAGGAAACACAAGTATAACAAGTAATAATACAACAGTGTTTTACAGCGTCAATGGTGAGTCATATGTTAACCTTGGAGTAAACAATAATGGTGGAACAATTGATGTCTTGCCATCTTCCAAAGGGATATTACCTGGATCAGCTTTTAAGTATAAGCTTAAGAGATATAATTCATTGTCAACTCCACAAGATAGTCTTGAGATGACAAGAGAGTTCAGAACCTTTACTCTTCCAACAATAAACAGCTTCTCAGTAAACTATAATAAGATAAATGCTAATACACTTGCTAAGTTTATCTGGAGTAATTGGACAGGTGCTTTTGAATTTGATCCAGTTTACTCATGGCATGAGAATTCTCTGTTATATCTGTCAATAAACGGTTCTCCAGATATCTTATGTGGAGAAGACTCTTACGTAACAAGTGTTTTATCACAGGAAATTGTACTTGGGCATCTTGATGGAACTTCTGGTTATGTAGATTTTGTAAAGGATAATATCTCAGTAAATGTTATATTGAAGAGGGTTCATAAAGACACAGGTGTTACAGCAACTAAGACAATTCCAGTTACTGTAAGGTACACACCAACTGAAACAATACAGAACTTCTCTCCAGATCTTAAAAATCAATCAAACATTGTCTCTACAGATCAGACAAGTTTAGATATGTCATGGAGTTATCCCGACAATATAAATGATGTTAATAATGGTCAGAATGGTGTTGTCTCATTATATGAGCTTAATTTTATTAGCACTCGTGATGGGTCGGTTGTAAAAGAAATTACAACCAGCAAGTCATTCTCATTAAATTTGTCTAAGCTGAAACCAACAGTGGCATATAATTTATTAATTTATCCTGTTTATACAAATAATCTAACAGGAGAATCATTAATTTATAGCAGAGGTCCAGTTTACGCAATTAATAATTATGTGACTCGAATCTCAAGAATTAAAACACCTGTTATTGCTTATCCTGTTAGTGGTGGAGATTGGTATGGTTTAACATTTAGAATTGCTCTCAGATTACCAGAAGATCCAGATTATCAACATATGACAGCTGGTGCAGCATCAACTTATCTGTATGAAGATATCGAAGTAATGATAAATGGTGTTGTTAAATCAATAAAGTTAAACCCAACTGCATTTTCATCATTATTAACAGAGTTAACTTACCAATCTAAGATTGTCTTTAATCCTGTTCTTGCTGGCTTTAATTTGAACTCACCAATATTCTCTGTAAGAGTTCGTGTTAAGAAGAAATATGTAACACAGTCTTTAGAGCTTGCTTGGACTTCATGGTCTCAAGAAGTTTTTGTGAACAACCGTACCAAACCTTTAATCTTAACGTCTCAAGGGTCTACTGTGAGCTTATCAGAGGTAAATGCGATGGATAATGAGGTAACAAAGATTACTGGGTCATACTTCCCAGTTGAAAACTATGTTCCATCTCATGATGTTATCAAAGCAGTTGACTTTTTGATCCTGTTTACACAGATGTTAGCAGTCACCACTACAATTAATGGTTATGCTATTTTCAATGCTGGAAGAGTTCCTGTAAGATTTAATAGTCTTGGAACATTTATACCAGACAACGTTGAGATTACATACAATACACCAAATGGATACATTCAAAAATTACTTGCAAGCTTAGATGTGCTTTGTAGTTAATATAAATATTTTAAATAAACCTTAGGAGGTTTTATCATGGATTTTTTAAATGAACCTGTCGTAACCAACTTGATTGCAACTGTTGTTGTCGCTTTAATTGGTCTGCTTTCTGCTTTCTTAACTCTTCTCGTAAAGAACCTTACTGTAAAAGTCCTGGAACAAACCAGTAAGATTAAGAATGAAGCAACACAAACACTGGTTGCTGGTGCTGTGCATCGTGTGTCTGATTTAACTGGAACTGCTGTAATGAGTATCCAGCAAGAGCTCGTAACTGATATAAAAGATAGTATTGCAAACGGTGATGGCAAATATACACAAGAAGACTTATTAGCATTGAAGAATAAGGCTGTTACCAACGTTTTAAATCAAATTACACCAGAAGTAAAACAGGCATTAAACTTACAAATTGCGGATGTTGAAAAGTATGTAACAGACTTAGTTTCTAAATCTGTATTCGACCTGAGAAATGGCGTTGTAGCAACTCCTATCTTAGCAACTGGCATCTTGCAAACATCTGAAGCAGTGACACCTGTTGTAACTCCAGAGATCACTGTTATCTCGACCAACGTATAAACGATTAACATAGGTTGTGGGTCATCTTTTAATTAAGGTGACCCACATTCTTTTTATTCCAAGTCATCAAATCTTCTATGCATGTCCCAATCATAAGAAAGTCTCTTGCCACAATTACTACAGTAATGAGCATTCTCATCTTTAATCTCCAACCTGCAATCTGGACATCTCTCATCATGAGTTTCAATCCTATCTCTATCTTTCAAAACCTGCAGATAAAACTTATCTGGAGAATTAATCTCACTTGAACACTCCCGACAGAATATTGTAGACTTATGTCTATCTGAAAGATCAATACCACATCTTAAACAAACATGAACATAGATATCCCATTCTGGCTGTTTAACATCTAAAATAAACAATGGTGCAAATTTTGTCAAATTATCTTCCTCCTCTTAATCCAGTACAATCAATTCAGTATTACTATTTATCATTACATCAGCAGACTTTTTAATACTATAATAAGTATAACCTGTTTCAGAATCTACTGCCAGAACATATTCTTTACCACTGTCATCAACGATCTTACTTAAGATTTGAGAATTACTCGTTGTCTCTGTAAGTTCTGCCGACATAACATATAATCTGAAACCTAAGAATAAGACAGCAGCAGTTAGAATAATTATAATCAGCATAGACAAGCCACTGAATAATTTATTGCCAGATTCTTCTCTAAATTCAATATTTTCTTCTTTAATATTCTTTTCCAATTTACTTCTCCATTCGAATAAAAATTTTTATTATCTCATAAGTTATCTCACTCCCAGCAGATCTGAGTTCAGCTACAAAATCCTCAATTGTGAAGATAAGGGCTTCAGTGCAGATATACATGGCTTGAGCTAAAGACTTATTGGTAAGCAATTCCTCATGGAAACTTGAATATGGACTAAACTTAATATAAGGGGACATTAAGTCATGTAAAATTCTTCTGTCTTGATCAGAAATTATAAGGCTTACAGTGTAATAAGTTTCTTTGTCTGATGAAATACTTCCTCTTCCACGAGGTGGATTATAAGGAGGTTTTGCTGGTATATTAACATCTGGTTTAGTTGGTGGTAATCCTTTATTTTTAAAGCTTTTCATTACTCCACACTCTCAAATGCTTTTACAAATTCATCATTAGGTACTGAAAAGTATTTTCCTCGAGATCCTTTCACAATCCAGTCACCGTCTTCTAGTCCTACTTTGCCAACAAGAGTGTTAATAACAGGATTTTGTGCAGTCATCGTATTAGGATTTCCTTCGTCTCTAAGATCTCCATCGACCATGGGATAAGCATCATGTCTGTTGTAGACAAACGTTTCATAATCAAATTGAATTGCTTCAATAACTTCAGGGGTCTTTCTGAACTTTTTAAATTCCATTCTACACCTCTTCATAAATTTGCTCAAATAATAATGCTGGACATATATCAAGTCTTCCGTCTTTAAACTTTAAAACCCAATCAGTGTCTCTTGCTCTTTTTAAACCATTCTTGTCACAGATTGTTAGTAATGATCTTCCCTCTAAATCGTGATCAACAAGCAAAGATCTCTCTTCAGTAAGATTCTCAATTTCTTTGATATTATTACCTGTAAACTGTATTGCATCAATAATAAGTGTCGCTCTTTGTTTGTACTTACTCATCTTTTTCACCAATGTACTCAGAGATCTTCTTTGAAAACTTGTCCAGACAAGAGTTGCAGATGTAAACGCACATTGCATTACGATTCATTCCAAGTTCAATAACGCTAAGTACTTCTCTTCCACTGTTCATTTCCCCACAAACATTACATCGTCTTATCTCTGACGGATCAATTCTTTTAACTTCCATTATTGTACTGTTCATTATATCTCCTTAGTTCTTCCTGCTATAACTGCTACATTGTGAGTAATCTTCTCGATCATAGCATGTACAGTGACCATGTGGATAACATCCTGAAGGAATTCCAAGAAGAGGATCTCTAGTACATGTACCATCTGACATCTTGTATCTGCAAACTATCTTCTCTTGCTCAATCCTGAGATTCTTGTAATACTCAGAATCATACTTCATTAGTTCCCTCAACATTTCTCATTTCTCTATCAAGTGTCCTCTTTCTCAATCTAAGAAGAACATTCTCAAGTTCAGTTATTGCAAGTGCATTATCTCTACATGAGAACTCACCATTTTGGAATGCTTCTAATCTTGTTAGAACCATTAGTAACAGATCTTCATTTGCAACGCCATTAACTCCAAACTCTTTAATTGGACCTTCTTGGAATTTAACTTTTGCAAACACTTCTCCGCCATTTTCTTCAGCCTTGCAGACTACAAAGTCATGCGGAGCATTTCCAAATTCTTTTTGCACATTAGACTCATGCAAAACTCGAGTGTATTTGGATGTACATAAACAATTCTTTACTTCAGTATAACCATGAGCAACTTTCATGTTCATGTAAGTCTCTTTTAGACCACCAATTGGACGAAATTGATTACACATCTCATATTCATGATCTGAGATACATGCACACTTGTTGCCACCATTTATCATACCACTTGGTCTCGAGAATATTGTGGCTTCACAATATCTACTATGTTCATTAAGATAACTGCAGGAGATTTTAGATTTATTCACGCTTATGTCCTCTTTCTTCTTATATTTATTACAAAACTCATACCCCTTTGGACTGTAACATCTACATTCACCAGTTCTAGAACTTCCAGATGATCCAACAATTCTGCACTTACCTGAAAGTGTCTCATACTCACATCTTTCCATTATTCCTCCTCAAAACAATCACAATCTTCATAGTCCTCATCAGTTTCACATTGGCAGTAACCAAATCCATCAGCTCCACTAGCAATGAAAAACCCTAATTGACTTTTTCTACAATTACCAAAAATTATCATCTCATTCTCACATTCTAAATTATAAGACATTAGGATCTTCCTCCGAACCACATAAGATTAGTTTTTGTCCAATACCTGTTCCAAGTTCACATTCAAAATGATCAAAGTGTTCTTTACAAACATATCCCCACAATGTTCCAATGCTTCTTAATTGAGCATCATATTCTGCAGGCTTTCCACAGCCATCAATACAACAAACTGGAATTCTTGTAACAACTGCAGCAATTATATTCTCTTCTTCATCATCTGTACTGTCTTCACAGCAGTCTTCGCACAAAACCATACTGTTACTATAACTCATGTTGTCGTGACCAATTGCATCCAAGTCTCTCCCACAAATTGAACATCTTATTGCCATTTTAATTCCTCCATTATTTAAGTATTTTTTACTTACACAATTAACAACGTTTAAAAGAATTTAAAACATCAAACCAGATTAACATACTTTTTATCAATATTTCCCTCATAGATAAAGTATGGATTATCTGGATCATAAATATGTTCATCATCGAATTCAACACCATCGTCATCATGCCAGTACTCTCGCCAATCATGAAGTCTGTTGGTATCTGGTATTGTTACTCTAAACATAAAACCACCCTTATTAAATGGAACTGGGTTACTCATCAGATAAACACAGTAGTCATCATCTGCTGTTAGACCATTATTTAGAACATAATCTTTCACTCTCTCACTTTCAACCCAGTGATATAAAAATTCAATCTCGTCAACATCAGTAATCTGCTCTTCATTTATAACTTTTATCATTAGTCTTCCTCTCTGTCAAAGAATGCGATACATGCTTTACAAGTATCATGTGGCTCATCATTTGTATCACTACAGACATAACCTTGACATAAATTATCTTCAACAAGAGGACAACCAATTCCCCAATCATAAACTGCTAGTTGTATCAATTTACAATTACCAATTGTTTCCTCTACTTCAGGTGTCATATTACTTAATTCCATTCTGTCTCCTTAAATAAATGCAAAATACAGAGCAACCATTACAACTGGTATAGCTGAGTGAGCAATAACAGGATACTTAAACTTAGTAAGAACTGCAATAGTTGTTAAAGTAAGTGCAATGCCAGAACAAATAATTGAAATAGTGTCATTCATTACCAGTTACCAAAAGAAGCATCAGAAATTATCTTCTCCCCATCTTGAACATTTGAAATAACTCTAACATGATCACACCAATCATACAAGTCAAATGTCTCGCCACTGTATATTTCTTGAACTACCCATTTCCCATATTCATCACCCCACATTACAGTTCCAGTATCCACAAGATCTTCACCATTTGGACCTTCTGAATAGTATGTTCCTAATAAAATATCTTTATCATAGATATCAACCTTCTCTTCAGTGTCATCTTTTAATCCTGTACATCTTGACACTGTCTCCTCAATTATATTAACTAATTCAAGACTACCATCTCCAAGATTCTGATGTATAATAGATGGACCAGACTCATGTTCAACAAAGTAGCCAAACACCCAATTCTCATTTACATCCTGTACGTTGACAACTCTCTTTGCTTTGCATTTTAACAAATCTCTATTCATTAACATCTCCCCATTTCTTCGAGTTCTTCTTTTGTAATTTCTTTCAAGTCAAGATGAAACATAATATTAGAAGCTAAGTGACTTGCTGTATCCCATTGATCTAGATCTCTCATAAGTTCTACAACAACATTATAAAGAACTCTTACTTGTTCTTCTAAGCTCTCTATCCTACATTGTTCATCAGTTTTTACCTTTTTATAATCATTAACTTTTATTGATGCAGTTCTTATATCTTCTTTTAAATCATTAGACATACTCAGACACCTTCATCCTTCTCCAGCTCTAGATATAATTTAGCTAGATCTGATCTAACAGATACCAGTGTTAATATCTTTTCAGTAGTTGCTTCCACTTCTTCAACAGTACTGCAAGCTTCTAATAAGTCTGCAATTTCATCTAATACTTTTTGAAAAGACTTGTTGTCAATAATATTAGTTACTTCTTCTTTAGTCATAATCATATCCTCCAATATTTTTATTTTATTGTAATAGCTAAAACAATTAAGATAACAACAAAGTATATCAAATTTTATAGGTCTCAACATTTGGTTTTGAATCAACTATTGTAAATTCTGTTAGCTCAAGAAGACCTCTCTTGCCTTCTTCATTTTCAACATCATATTCTACTTCAACAATTACACTTGGATCTTCAGGTTCTGGTTCTCTTCTTGACCTTACTTCTGTATAATTAGATAAAATTCTTTCAACCTCTTCCATGTAGAAGCTTTTAAAACCATCAATCATTAGTATCTTACCCCTTTATTTGTAACTGACAGAGACCTGAAATTAGCCACGCCTTTTAGACCTGTTCCAACAGACTCATAAACAAGAGTTATAGAATCATCATTGATTTTAGTTTCAACGATACTTATACTCTTGTCATTTAGAAACTTATAGAAAGGAGTTTTTGCAATCTTAACCATATTTCCTTTAGAATTTACAAATGATAATAAATTATTGTATCTTTTGTTCTTATCTATTCCATTGTATTTCCAACTGCCAAAGTCATAGTTGTTCCTTTGTTCTTCAATATCTGTCATTTCATAACCTCTCTTTACTTATTAATTTAAATTGGGGAGATGCTATAAACCACACCTCCCCAATTTTGTTATCTATTTTCTTGCAGACAATACAAGAATACCAATTATAGCGACTACAACTTGGAATATTATATATTTTAAGAAAAACCCAAGTACTGAAGCCATTAGTCTAGTCGTTTTCTATTCTTTTAGCATGTTTGATGTAAATAAATCTTTTAGTTGGAACTCCATCTTCAATAACAACGTATGAATTCTTGTTCCATTTGTCTCCCCACATAACATCGAACTGTTCTCCAATTCTATTCATATACCATGTAGCATAACTACCACCAACACTTGGAATAACTTCTACTTTGAATACAATCTTTTCAGCTTTACCACCCATAATAATTCTCCTTTATTTAAGTATTTTATACTTACATAATTAACAACGTTACAGAGTGGTAAAAACATCTAATTATTTACATGACCATTCAACAAAGCAGAAGTCTTCAATCATTACAAATCTGTCTTTGATAAAATGTCCAAACCCACAAACTTTTCCATCATTAACAATAACTCTGATAGGAGTGTTAGTAAGAGCACTTAATGAGTATCCATCTTCTTCGCTAAGATCTAAAAACTGCATTATAAATCTAAGCATGAATCCAATATTTTTTGTATTGTTCCTGTTGGATATTACATAATGACTATCACAAATCAGAGTGAGCATTGGGACATCACCAAAATGACCAATAAACTTTATTGTAGCATCAATTATTACTTCATTCTCGATTGTATATCCACAGTTAGCACCAATAATATCTTGCTTAGTGTAGATCTTACAAGGCATTCTATTAAATTCATTAGTCATTATTAGCACCTTCTCTCATTGAAATATAGTTAAGAATACATGAAACTGTTTTACCATGATCATTATTGTTTACTTCTCTTAATAGATCTATCTCTCTTGAAGCTAGACTACTTTTCATCTTCTTCGTAACATCTACAATATGAGAATCATTAATACTGCCAAGCAGTAAAGAAAAATTACCAGATGTAAGTAACATTATGTCCATAGTAGACATTGTCCAAGTGGCTTCATTAATATACCCATTGTAAGTGATATAATAGTACTTCGTTCCAATCTCTG